AGGAACAATTGGATTCTAAAGATGCAATTGAATTGAAAAGAAAAGATTTAAGTAAAATTGCAAAGGTGCCTGTAACAACTGACCAATTATTGTATGAAATTTCGGAAATTAAAGCAAAATTAAGCAATCAACTAATTAATGCAATTAAAGCGTCGTCTTTTGATTGCAACTTGTATAGCAATGGAGATTGTGTTAATTTTGGAGAGACAAATAATACAGACTACTCTTATGTTCCAGATTATTTAAAACAACAAAATGACAATACATCAATGGCAAATAAAGATAAAATTAAATGGACTGGTTATCCTATTACTATTTCTGAAAAAGAATATGTATATAGAGACATGGGAAATAATGTGAAAAATTTGTATGATAAAGCAAAATATTTACAAGGAGTTGCAGTGTTAAAAGGAACTTTAGAAACAAATGAAAGAGGTCAAATGGTGTTTAAACAGGTATTATAATTCCACTTTTTAAAAAGTGGAGCAAAACTTTAGTTTTTACATAATTTTTAAAAGGTTTTTTATTTTTGCTCAACTTTTTTTAAAAGTTGATAAAAAATTGAATTAAAAATTATATAATAAAGAGATAGTATTATATAATTAAAAATGGAGATGTTACTTGAAACTATGTTTATTAAGCGATTTTGTTTGCCGTCAAACACAAATGTTGAAAAATATGAAACTGGCGAGGAGAATATTACTTCATGTTTATGTGGTCACTATAACCACATAGCATGCGTCTTGAAAGGGAAAGAACGCTAACTTGAAAAATCAGAGTGTTCTAAGTTTTGGAATAAATATGATGGGTGACAGTGAGGGTCTTGAACCAGGTATTCATGCCGAACATAATGCTTTATTAAAATTAAAACCAATAAAAATCAAAAAAAAATTAGAAACAATTAATTTACTGGTTGTAAGATTTTCAAAAACAAGTAAAATACAGTCAAGTAAACCGTGTAACAATTGTATTAAAATAATGAGTGAAATGCCAGAGAAAAAGGGTTATAAAATCCAAAATATTTATTATTCAGATAGTGATGGAAATATAGTAAAAACAAATTTATCCAATTTGATGAATGAGGAACAACACTATTCCAGGTTTTATAGAAAGTGTAGATTGTAGAAAATCATAGTATTTTTATATTTTTTATTTCATACAAAGTTTAATTATAATTATAATTATATAATATAATAATGTCAATAAAAGAAATTACAACAAATATAAAAATACCATATAACATTTTTCAATCAAATCAAAATTGTTTTAATTTATTAAATGAAATCTCTAATAATATTTTTAGTAATATTAATAACAATTTATTAAATGGAGGTAAAAATAAAAATAAAAGGAAAAATATAAAAAGAAAAATAAAAACTTTAAAAAATAAAAAGAAAAATAAAAATAAAAACTTTAAAAAATATAAAAAAAGCAAAAAATATAATAATTTGAAAGGAGGAACAAAAAGAATACAGTTATTTATGTTAATAATAATATTTTTAACATTTAATTCATTAACGAGTGATTCTTTATTAATTACTTCGGATTCAAATGTTATAGAGAGAATAGTAGAGGCAGGAAAAAACACACTTTTTTTTAAAAATTCAAAAGGAACGTGTGGTTCAAATATATTATTTTTTCTTAAAAGTATTTCATTAGAAACGCATGTATTTAATTTATTAAATACTGTAAAAATGAATAATCCAAAAGTAGAAAAGCAATTAAATATTAACGCTACTTTAAAAACTACGTGGGATGAATTTTCATTATTTGATGCGCTTGATGATACTATTCCACAATCTATAAATAAAGACCAAATTATACACGAACAACTTGATAGTATGATACAAACAAGTGAAGGAAAAAATGAATTAGTTAAATTATATATAAGCAAATTACAAAAAATTTGTTCTAGTATTGGAAGAGGATTTATTACTTTGTTAGTATATCCAACAACTGGTTCAATAAATCACGCTGTAGCACTTTGGTATACTGAAACAGGTAATATTATCATTATTGACCCACAATTGTTTGATTATTATAATTCAATTGAAATATATTCTGATGTAAATAATGATTTTGAAAAATATAATGCAGGAACTGGAATTCATGTTTATTCTTTAAAAAAATATATAAAAGATAATATTATAGTAGATGACATTTATAGAAGTTCTTATTTATTAAAAGCAAAACATTTTGAATTAAATAATAATACAACGACACTTTCTAATGATAATCCATATTATGAAACAGGATTAAAATTATTACAGGATAATAATAATAATAGATTTATAAATGATTTATAAATGATTTTATGTTTTATTCATTAAATTTAAAATTAAATCTAATTTTTGGTGTAAAACCTTAATTTCATCTTTTAATTCACTAATTTCGTCTTTTTTACTCGGTATTGTTTTCAATTTTGAAAAAATATTTGTTTCTATTTGTTGATCTATTATTTCATTTACTATATTTTCATCTGTCCTTTCGTCAGCCCAAGATATAACTTTTTTTTTAGTATTTAAGTCAATTACATCTTTTTGTATTACATTTTTACTTACATTTGTCTCATTATCAATTTTAATATATTTTATAGGATTATTAGGTATATGATTTTTATCCAACTGAGGTAAAGGTAAAGATAATTTTTCCGACTTTAAAGATGTCTCTTGTGGTTTTAACCACGAACTTGCTTGATTATCATTTGCATTTGTTTTATTTAATTGCTCAACATCATAATTCCGTTGCGCCATATATTTTTTTACCTCAACTTCTATTTCAGAAAGTGGTTCATCTTTTTTATCACTAAAATCAGGTGTAGGTGGAACAGGTAGCGCCATAGCACTTGTAAATTCCTGCTGTCTGCTATTTAAATCTTTTTCAAATTTAGTTAAACGGTCATTTTGAAGTTCTTCATAAGTAACCAGTTTTTTTTCAATAGGAGGCTGTTGCGCAGGTTTATTAAAGTTTTTATTAATAAAATTCATTATAACCATAATATAATTTTTATTAAGTTCAGTTAAGTTGTTACTATTTGTAGAATCATGAAACTTTTTTAGGTTCACATTAAAAATGTCAATTATCTGAGAAATCTCAGTTTGAGGTTTATTTTTCATAATATCATTGTCCATTATTACTTCCCATAAGAGAGAAACATTTTGTTTTGTTAAAAAATCATTTTTACTCATTATATAAATAATATAATAAATACTATTTATATTTTTTACTAAATTTATAGTTTTATTATTTATGAAGTAGTAAAGTTTATAGACTTTTATTAAAATATTTCTTTCTAAATTCACTCATAAATTTGTCCTTTAATACGTGTGTTTTCAAATAATGGTCTGTAATTTTATCCTGTAACATGTGAACAATGAAAAAAATAGAATAAATACCACATTCAGTATCTCCATATTGATGTTCTATTGGGTGATTTTCATCATATTTAAAATTAATTCCCATTTCTTTACCTTGTTTTATAACTCTATCTACAAAAACCTTGATTTCTTTTGGTGCTGTTTCTCCTACACTGTCAAAGAAAAATATTGTTGCTTTCTTTATATTAATAAACATTGAAATCCAATGTTCGCCTGATTTATCGTGTGTATCTGTATTAAAAATAATACCAATTTTGAATTTACCTTTATCAATTTGGTCTTTTACACTAAATTTACATAATTCGTCCCAAACACATTCACCAAACAATAATTTTTTGTCAAAATCAATGGGAGATGGTCCAATAAATTCATAGCACTTATACGCATTTTCAAATTGTTTCATTACATTTATTAAATCCATACTTGTAAGCCATTCATCTGGTTTTCTTTTCCAGTCATCTGGTTGCAATGGTGCAAAAGATTCTTTTTGAATTGTAGACACTTCTTTTGAATTTACAAAATTTTGTTTTAACCAACAGGATTCAGTATTACAAACCTGGTTCATATATTTAGATAATTGAGCGTGAATTTCTTCACCACTATTTGAATTAATTAATGTATCAGGGTGTCTAGCATTCCATAAATCACGCAATTTAAACAATGTTTTATCCGTATAACACGAAAACATATTTAGTTCATTTAGTTTTTTAGGACTACAACGAATTTTTTTAGCGTGAAAATTTTTTAGTGTATTGTGCAATGAAGTTTTAATTAAATTATTTGGTTTATGTTTTTTTGTTGTAGTATATATTTCTTCTACAGTTTTAACTTCTATTAATTTTTTTTTGCTTCTTTTTTTAAATTGTTTATTTTTTCTTTTAAATAACTTTTTTGTTTTTGGTTTCCTCATAATTATTATCTATATTTTTCTTTTTCCTTAATTTATTAATCATACAAATAATAAATTAACTTTTTACTTATTTTTATCTTTATTTTTATCTTTATCTTTATCTTTATTTTTTTTTATCTTTATCTTTATTTTTTTTTGATTATTACAACTTGTGCATTGTTTAACAGACTTATTTTCATTATTTGTAGTTGATTCTTCTGTATTTTTAATTAGTTTTCCATTATTTATATTTTTAAAATATTCTTCAATATTTTTTTTGCGTGTTTCTTCATTAGGTTTTTCATTGTTATCTTTAACTAAAATATTAGGTTGTATTTTATCTGTTTTTCTTAATATAAAACCTTTTTTTTCAAATACATATGATTTATTATAGTTTATTGTATAATTCAATTTGTCATACATATCATTAATTCTTTTGTTAGAATTAAATCTAGTTGTTAGACTTATATAATCTTTGCTAATATATTGTTTATATTTTTGTGGTTTTTCAGAAGGTGATATTTTGTTATATGTAAAAGACATGTAGGGTAATTTATTACCTATATTTGTTATAGAAAGACTACCTGTAGGTAATTTTAAAGACCACGATTTTCCACCATATTTTTTATTTGCTATAAATTTAAGTTTATTATCAATTACACTATAATATGGTTGATTATCAGTATATTCATCAATTCTTTTAACTGAATCACTATGAAAACTGATTTTATCAAATAGTTGTAAAACTAAAGCATTATCTCTAACAAAGTAACTATAACAATCTGGAAGTGTATTAAGATTATAAAACAAATAAATTTTTCCTTCTCTAGAAAAAAATACCATATAATTTACGCTGTATCTATTGAGTTCAATCTCAATTATTGTTTCGAGGTTAAATATATAATTACTTGAAACAGTTTCGTTGTTTTTTATAATTTCTTGAATTATCATATTTATATATAACATTAAGAAAAAAATTTGCGTAAAAATATTATTTTATTTTATATTTTATATTTTTACGAATATTTTCCTATATATAGGAAAATTTGCGTAAAAAATATTATTTTATTTTTTATAATATTATTTACGAAATTTTTTTCTTAATGTTATATATAATATGAGTTGTCAATTTCCTTTAAATATAGCACCATATCAAGATGCGGTAAACAGTACATTATTGCCTGACATAGGTAACACACCTTTACCTCCAAGTTCGAGCACAACAGGCACTTTTAATTCTATGACATTTGTGGGTGGTATTAATTTTTCTGGAAGTGATGGTAATACAACTACAGATGGTTATTATATAACATATAATGGTTCTATTTTAAATGTAAAAAATATAATGAATTTTACTATAGAATTTCCTTCTTCTACATATTGTTTACAAGCAGGAAGAACTCAACAGTTTCCTTTTACTACAACATCAACATATAATTATACTTATTTTTCTAACATTTCATCCTCTATAAAAATTAGTGCAAAATCGTGCGGATACATTCCGCAAACTAAAACTTGTGGGTTACCTTGTTGCAGTGATCCTTTGAAATCATGTTTTTATGATTGGAAATGTTGTAATACTGTCGCATCTTCATATGATTGTTGTGCGTTTTGTGCCACAGATTCTTATAGCGGCACAATAACAACTAAACCTAATCCTGATGACATTACAATATCTTATGTAACTGGAAATACGCTTCCAAGCGGTTATACAATTGTTGCAAGTTATACAGTAAATTTACCTGCTGGTTTTATAAGTAAATTAAATACCCTTTATTTTTATAATTTTAATGTAAAAGAAATGAATATAAATGTTGGTTCAATAAGTATATCTGGAATTCCAACACCTCCTGGAGGATGGGATGTTTCTGATTTTAATTCAGAGTTTAATAGTTTAGTTGCACAGTATTTGGTTCCATTTTTAAACACTTTGGTTAATAATCAAGCATTTGAGTTTCGATTTGTTTATAATAATTAAATTACTTTTTACCTTTTACTTTAATATTTTTATTATGAGGTATAAATATATCAATGGGTGTTTTTTTTACAAAATTGTCTAAATACATATTTTCCATTTTAACTTTTAAAGAAAGCATTTCGGATTCCTTTAATTGTTCTTCACTTAACTCTTCTTCTGCTTCTTCATCATCTACTATTTCTGCTTCATCTTCTTCTAAAACTCCTTCCTCTTCTAAAACTCCTTCCTCTTCTAAAACTCCTTCCTCTTCTTCTTCTTCTTTATCATATTCTGCTTGAACAGACTCTGTATGATCGGTCATTTTAAAATGATGAATGCAAGATTTTAGAAAACTTTCAAAGGCAAATTTAATATCTGCAGGCATATCTTCTACATCTTTTTTCTTTAATAATTTTTTTGTTAATTTTATAAATCGTTGACTATAAAATTTTCTTTCTCTCTTTGAAGTGGATTCGGATGTTTTTTTTTCCAAATAATTTGTGTATTGTGACTTGTTCATTAAATATTGTAGGGTTATTTGGTTTACAAATGATTCTGAATTTGAATTGGAATTTGAATCAGAATTGGATTCTGAATTTATTTCAGGTTCAGATGACGACATAATTATAGTATTTAATTTTAAATAAATACTATAATTTAAACTTAAACTATTGTTTTAAACTTATTCTGTTATATCCTTTACTTGACATCGCGTCGAATTATTAAAAGAACCGAACCCTACTGTTTTATTATCCGGATTTGGATTAAAATTATCAAATTTTTCTTTTTGAAATAACAAAGGATGTGTTTGTTGAACATGGTTAGGAAAAAATGAATACTGGTATAAGTCACTTTTACTGTCAGGAACATAAGTAGACTGACTACACTTCTGTAAAGCAAAAATTTGATTTCTTAATTCGGACTCTTTATTTATACCTGATGCAAATCCTGACCACGGAGACTCAGTATTGCCCGGATTAAAAATAGTATGTGGATTAAAATTGGGTGCTTTCATTAGTTTTACACTATTCATTTTTCTTGGGTCAACAATAGGCAAAAATGAGTATTTTGTTGAAACTGCTCGAACATCTAAATAAGGTTGAAGCGGTTTTGATGGAATGTTTCTCTCGTATATTCTTGAATTTTGAGTTTGGTGAATATTGGCTACAGTTTCTTGTATCATATATTATATTCTATATAATATTTTTATATTTTTATATGTCTAAAAATTATAGAATATTTTAATATTATATATAAATGACAAATGTTCACGGAATACAAGAAAAAATATTTAACATTGTAATAATTATAAATTATGTATTGTATTTTATTATCATTTTTGGTATTTCTATAAATGCGCCTGACTATTTATCATCTTTGGACTATTATGTCAAAATGTATATATCTGGGTTTTTATTATTGCGTTTTAATCCATTTAGAAAAGTTGAGTTTACTGAATTAGACCGTAAAATTGTATTTAGTGCGGCAATTTTTATTTTTACAACTACTGCTATTAATAGTTTATTAATTACCTATTTAAAAAAAATAAAAGGGTATTTTGTTGAAAAAACAAAAAATGTCTCATTTAAAAAATAAAAAAATAAAAAATTGAAATACTTTTTTATTTTTTTAATAAAAGTATAAAATAAGTAAATAATCAAATGGAAACTATAATGCAATATATAAAAATATTAGAGAGACGCGACGGGGTTGACGCCGGATATCATTCGTCAAACCTTCACCCAATAGATAAAGAGGGGTGTGTTGGTAAATGCGGTATAAATAAGTTATACACACTAGACCAAGTTATAGAATTAGCGTATAAAATGGAACAAAAACCAAATATTATAATTAAGGGCGGAAAAAACGCAAAATGGTATTTAAAAAAATTTTCACGAGATGTTCTTGAAGAAGCAATTCAAAAAGAGCAAAACTGGCGACCTAACAGCACACGACGATGCACAATGTACATTATTGAATGGAAATAAACTGTATTTATATTGTATAAAATAATTAAGTTAATAAAAACAAAAATAATAAGTTTTGCTTTTTGCTTCACATAACTTTTATTAAAATTAGAAAAAATAAAAAAAATAAAAAATTGAAATACTTTTTTATTTTTTTAATAAAAGTATAAAATAAGTAAATAATAAATTAAGTTTAAAACTTAATATAGTATATAAAGTTAAAAGATAAGATAGGATGAGTGAACTTAAGAAAGGTAAGGTATATATAGCTAGTATGAATTTGAGGGGGGCTCGCGCTGTTAAGTTGAATCCTGATTCACTTAACTTAAATGTTACCAGCGCTCAACGAAAGTTAAGTTTAGATAGGAGGGATTTTAGTCCTATGACTCCTATTGAGGGAGGATATTATGGTTATTGGAATTTTGAAAGTAGGTGGCAATCTGGTAAGATATTTGAAGGTATAGATGAGAAGGTAAGTAAGGCTTGGTGGAAGGCTCAATTAGAGGCTAAGAGAAGGTATCCTAAGGGAAAAGGAAAAAGGGTATTATGTGCACGATTTGAGGGTTATGAGGATAGAGGAGATATGGATTATGTGACTAGTAGAAAGGAGGTGTATTGTAAGGAGTATTATGAGATGATTAAGGATAGAGAAAGGACTTTATATTGGAAGAAGTTATTAGAAGAGGGTGAAGATATAACTATATATGACTTTGATGGGCCTCGTAATGAAGATAAGAGTGTGACTTGTTTGGAGTTAAGTGAGAAATTGTTAAAAGAAAAGGTTAAGGATTTAAGTGTGCCTTTTGGACATTGTTATGTTGTGGGTATGGTTTTGTGTGGTATGGATTTAAGTATTTTGAATTAAATATAGTATAATAATTTTTAGTATATAATGTATATAGTATATAATTTGTATTTTTAGTATAATTTAATTAATATAATGATTTGAGGGGTAAAACCCTTTTTTTATTTAAGTTTAATTAAATTATATAATTCATATTTACTATTTATGGATTACATATCTATTTTAAATGATTCAATTCAAACATCTGTTTCTATGAAATTATTTGAAAATATAAATGATTCTTCTTTAGCACACATTTTTAATTCTAAACTGGTAAAAATAAATTTATTATTATGTAAAAATATAGTTAATTTTAATTCAAACCGATTACAAAATACAGCAGAAGAAGCGTATCCAATAGATAATAGACCTCGTGGTGATGCTGATATAAATAGTGTATTTTTTCATCAAAAACAAATCCAAAATGGTGAAGGTTTGGAACCTATTTGGATAATAGTTAGGGATAACAATTATATTTTATTGGACGGTGCACATAGAATAGTTGCCAGTTATATAGAAAAAAAACAAGTTTTATATTCCTATATAATTTATACTTAACATTTTAAACTTTATTTATAATAAAATATTTACAAACCGGTAATTTTTTGTTCTAACTCCTGTATTTTTTGTTCCAATAATAAATTTTTATGGTGTAACTGATGGACATTCATTGTTGTATTCGCATAGGGTATTGGACTTGGATTTTTATTTAACATCATACTGTCATTATCATTATCTTTTTCATTATTATTTGTATTTATGTTGTTGGCATATTTTATATGCGGAATTCTATAGGGATACAAAGTATAAGAACCCTCTTTTTCATTATAGTGAAGTTGCTCAAAGTTCCATTGTTTACACTCATTTGATAAGTAAATACACGCTTTTTGGAATTTAGAATCTTCCTGTCCTGTTGCTTCATCAATGATTGGATCAAAATCTACACGATCTACTTTTCCTACGCAAAACTTCCAAAATATATATATTATTTTTTCTTCCGTATAAATCTTGTTCATTCGGGGAACACACAGACTTTTATCAATATTTTTTGACATTTTCTTAACTTTTATTGGATATTTATTGGATATTTATAAAATATTTATATTTATTTATTATCATTCAAAAAAAGCATTTCAATTTTTTTGACTCTTTTAAAAAAAAATAAAAAACATAAAAAAATTGAAATGCTTTTTTTGAATAATGAGAAAAGTATAAAAATAAAACAAACCAAACTGTTAAATTAGTTTAAAACCAAAACCCAAACCCCAAACCCGAAACCCCCAAAGAAAATGAACGCCAACACTAACTCTGCTCGCTTCACCAATGCCAAGTCTGCTAATAACGGTCGCTCCGCTTGCAAGAAGTTTTGCAAGGTCTGCTTTGATGCTGGAAAGCCTGAGAATGTGTATACGAACCATACTGTCAAGACCATGAATGTCCGAACTGGCAAGTTGGAAACGACATGCGTTACCTTGTTGGCATTGGAGTGCAGATACTGTTTCACGGCAGGTCACACTGTCAAGTTTTGCCCTGCAATCAAGGAGAACAACAAGGGCAGAAAGGAGCACGAGATTCAACACGCAAGAGAAAGACACGCTGCATCTGTTGCTCCTATTGCTTTAGAAAAGTCTGCTGTCAAGAAGGGATTTGCTCTTTTGCAAGAGGAATCCGATGATGACGACGAAGTTGTTGCGCCTCTTGTTGTGCAAACTGTTGTACAGGATGTTGACTACCCTGCTCTTCCTGTCAAGGCAGGCGGTGCTCCTAAGTTGCAGACTGTCTTGTCCTTTGCCGCTACTGCCGCGTTGCCTCCTAAGCCCAAGGTGACCTTTGCTCCTGTTGTCTCTGCTCCCGTCCCAGTTCCTGCTCCTATTCAGGAACACTTTTGCAATGACGACAGCGACTACGAGGAAGACGACAATGAGGACTTCTCTGACCCGCAAACACCTGCCGTTTCCTATGTCGACAGTTGTTTCAGTTACCGCGAAAGACACGGTTACGAGGAAGACAACAGTTGGTAAATTCCAAACAGTATACATTGTTCTCAGGTAAGGTTTTAAAATTATATATTATCATTATCATTATTATTATAACTAAATAAGGACTCCAGCTGCCATCCAGGACAAGTCAGGTAAGACACATACTATTATACTATCATATACTGTTATATACTATCTTTATACTATCATATACTATTATCATTATGCTAACTTTATATTTTGAAAAATGGATGGTCTACGGATCATCCATTTTTCTCTTTTTTTATTTTTATTTTTATTTTTATACATAAAATATGGAGATAAATAAATTATTACAATTCAGAATTGATAAAATCATTATATAGTCTTACCAGTTCGCCTCGCCCCATAGAATTTTGTCTTGCTGTATTTAAACTATCCGAATAATCTAACTGGTTAAATCGATGTATTAGTTCATCTTTATCAATATTACTTTTAATCCAATGCCAACTTTTTGGTCTTAATTCACTTAATTTATTTTTTTCTATTTCACCAATTTTTCCACCATATGCTCTCATAGCAAAATCAGCGCAATTTGGCGGCGTTGGTTGCCCGTGTTCATCAATTGGACCAAATGATAAGAAATTCCAGTCCTCATGTTTTGTTGGTAAATCTACAAAAGGTCTTTCGGTTTCTTTTTTTTCCCATATTTGAAAACAACATTTAACCGTCATTTGAGGCGTAAAACAACAAGGTTTTGTTGAAACATCTTCATCATAAACTAAATGAAACATTTTATCCAATTTATTTTGAACACTGGGTCTTCTAAAAGTCCTTGGAATAATAAAAGCAATAACAGTTGCCCACTTAGCAGAATGATTAAAGAATTTAATTGCAATTGAACTAATTTTTCCAAAAGGTGGATTACCAATAACTAATATACTATTTTTATTTGAAGGCGTATAATCAAAGAAATCCATTTTTATAATATTTTGATTTTCAGGTGCTATATCTATTCCTATTTTATTTTCAGATTCTATTTGATTAAAGAAACTACCATTACCTGCACTTGGTTCAATAATTAAGTCAAACTGTAACTTATCATATAATTCAAATACCTTGTCAATACATTTTTTTGAATAACTTGGAATTGTATAAAATTTATCTAATCCTTCTTCGCGAACATCCTTCACATTTTTTACTTTTGTTGGTTTTAAAATAACTTCTGTATTGTTATTCATCTTATTCATTATTATATTTATACTCTAAATTATTATAGTCATAAGATATGTATTTTATAAATCAATTTTTATTATAAAAATTTAGACTATATAAAAAGATAATAAAAATAATAAAAGTATAATTTATATTGATGAATTATAGAAATTATGATGTGGTGATTATAGGGTCCGGAATTGCTGGATTATATAGTGCATATAATTTAAAAAAAATGAATCCAAGTCTCTCCTTTATAGTATTAGAAAAACATAAAAAACAGTGGATTGGTGGTAGGACAAGCAATGAGACTTTTTATGGAACCGAGATAGTAACTGGTGCAGGTGTTGGAAGAAAAAAAAAAGATAAGTTATTGATTCAATTAATGGAAGACCTTCATGTTAAATTTAGTGAGTTTGATTTTAATCCTATTATTGCCAACACAGTTCATAATCCAGTCAACATTAAGAAAATTGTTAGTAACTTTAAAAAAAAAACCGTGCACGCAAATGAAACCTTTGAGCAGTTTGCTAAAAAAGAATTAGGAGAAGAGGAATATAAAAATTTTTTAATTACAAATGGTTATACTGATTATGAACATGATGACGCATTTGATGTTATAGAAAATTATGGTCTTGAAGACAATTATTCATCTTGGACTGGTCTTACTATTCATTGGAAAAAACTAATTATGGCACTTATTCATAGTGTTGGCATTAATAATATAAGGTCTTCTTGTAGTGCGACTAATATATTCAGTTTTGAAAAGGGTAAATATAAAAAAAACGGGACTGATTATAGTTGCGACAATTATGACTATTGTGTAGAAACCGACAACAACATTACTTACTATTGCAATAAAATTATTGTAGCAACTACAATAACAAGTCTTCGCACATTATTTCCACGCCATAAAATATATGACCAAATAGAAGGACAACCCTTTTTACGATTATATGCAAAATTCTCCAAATCATCTACCCCCATTCTCAAAGAGTTTGTCAAAGGATACACAATTGTTCCTGGTCCGCTTCAAAAAATTATACCAATTGACGCAAATAAAGGCGTCTATATGATTGCTTATTCAGATAATAAAAACGCGGAAGTCCTCAAAAAACATTTGAGTGACACGGAGGAGAACCGCGAAATGTTTGCTTCATTGGTTGAAAAGTCATTAGGAATTCCTACAAATACGGTTAAAATAAACGCACTTAAGGACTTTTATTGGCCTGTTGGGACACATTATTATAAACCACTGGATATAAAAATGTATTGTAGTAGGGAGGAATTTATTTATAGGGCACAACATCCGGACCCGAATGTAATTGTAGTTGGTGAAGTGGTTGCAAATAATCAGGGGTGGACAGAGGGTGCGCTTGAAAGCGTTAAAAAAGCGCTTACAAAAACTTGGTTAAAGTAATTATTTTCTTTTTGAACTTTTTCTTTTTCTTTTTTTAGATTTTTTGTTTCTTTTTTTGGATTTCCTTTTTTTTCCGCCTTCAGATATTCCCATATATTGAAACAAATCTTCAATATTGCTTAAATCCATTGAATTGTAAGCACCTGATTGTTGTAATCCAAGTATTCCCATAATAACAGGCCACTTTTCTAAAATATTAATAATTTTGTTTTTTTTAATAGGGTGATTATCTGGAAAAGTGTTTTTTACTATTTCTAATACAGTATGTCCAGTATTATCCCGAATATTTATATCTGCTCCTGAAACCAACAAAAATTTTACAAATGGTACAATATCATTAAAAACATTATCAGGATTAACTAGACATAACAGTATTAAAGCGGTATTTCCTAAACTATCTTGAATATTTACATCTGCTCCTAAAGATACTAATAATTTAGCCATTTGTAGTAAATCATGTTGACACGCGTGCATTAAACAAGTAACTCCGTGGTCATATTGGAAATTTACATTAGCACCCTGCCTTATAAGTTGTTTAACCAATTCTGAATTATTAGAGTCGACTGCTTGAAGTAATCGTGAATTTAATTCATTATCCATGTTTTATAATTATATTATATGAATATAATTATAAAAATTTACATATAAGAATAAAGTAAAAATGGAACTATTATAAAAACATGAATAATACTTACCAAGTTCTGAATATACATTTTTTATAACTAATTATTTTTATTTTCTTCTTTTTATTGATTTTCTTTTGTTTTTCTTGGTTTTTCTGTTATTTTTCTTAGTTTTTCTTTTTTTGCCACCTTTAGGTTTTCCCATAAATTCACTCAAATCTGTATTTTGAATACCAATATCTGCAAGTATTCCCATAGTAGTAGGCCACTTTTCTAAAATATCAATAATTTTTTTTTTATTAGGGTTTTCATCTGGAAAATAGACTTTTACTATATATAATACAGTATGTCCATCACTATCTCGAATATTTATATCTGCTCCTGAATATAACAAAAATTTTACAAATTCTACAACAGCATAACCGCCATCATACAGATTCATTTCACATAAATACATTAAAGCAGTCTGTCCATAATTATCTTGAATATTTACATCTGCTCCTAAAGATACTAATAATTTAGCCATTTCTAGACCCTTTTTTACATTATCTTCTAGACATGCATTTATTAAAGCAGTTTCTCCGTCTACGTCTCCTTCTTCATCCTTAATAATATTTTTGTAATTTACATCTGCTCCTTTCTCTACTAATAATTTAACCATTTCTAGATTACCAGTATCGACTGCCTCCAATAAACTATTATTAAGTGCTAATTTTTCACTCATGTTTTATAATTATATTATATGAATATATTATAATTATAAAATTTACATATATGCTTTTACTAAATAGTAACCGTGGTATATTAATGCACTGTAAGCAACGATTGCTAAATAATCATAATATTTTGCTCCCGTATTTGGCGCTGTGTAACCAATGTATAAAAGAAGAGGACCTATAATAACCAAATGAAACCAATTAATTATTCTTATAACGGAAAAAGTAAATGAATTTGTCAGAATTTTGTATCCGTGATACAGAATAACATATGCACCAAATAGTTGCAACGCGTATTTTATGTAGAGAGACATTGAGTTCCCTTTTGAAACACAATAGAGTAAAAATGGAACGATTATGAAAACATGAATAATACTTACCAAGTTCTGAATATTCATTTATTATAACTTTTTATTTTATTTTCTTCTTTTTATAGATTTTTTTTTCTTAGATTTCTTAGATTTCTTTTTAGATTTTTTGGATTTTCTTTTAATACCCTCACCATAGTCACGACCTTTTTTACCCATATATTCTGTTATATCAAGTAAATCCTCATTATGAATACGCCCAATACCCATATAAGGTCCTGCTTCGTTAAACGCAGGAATCACCTGTTTTGCTTCCCAAGTTTCCAAAATATTAACAACATCTTCGTTATCTTCAACTGCTTTCGCAAGTTTTATAGTATGATTATTAAAATTAACACCTTGAGACAACAAAAAGTTTACCATATTTACGCTTCCCTTTTGTGCGGCTGCATTAATATATGTATCCATTTTAAAATTCGGATTTTTTAAAGTGGCGCCACGCTTAACAAGTTCTTCGGCTACATCTGCTCGGTCGTATACAGCTGCCATCATAAGAGGTGTATATCCCCACTTGTCTGGATTTTGATAGTTAACATTAAAACCTGGTGTATCCATTAGTTCTATAAGATTGTCTAAATCTTCGTCATTACGCATTTTTTCATAAAATTTTGTATATGTTAATTTTTTTTGAAAAGATGTCATATATTATTTAATTATTTTTTTTTTATTTTTTTCTTTTTATGGATTTCTTTTTCTTTTTATTTTTCTTGGATTTTTTCTTTTTATTTTTTTTAGACATTTTGTTTCTTCTTTTTTTACCGCCTTCATAACGAATAATTTCTCCATTAGCATCAAATACAGGTTTCCCCATATACTCTGGTAAATCAATTCTGATTGATTTAGGGTCAACGCCTGATAAAAAATTTAGTTCTTGTAAAACAGCGGCAGCCATTGTTGGAGTCCATATTTTCAATAACTGTTTAATTTCTTCATTTGTAGTTAATTCTATAGCATTTTGTCCATCTTTATTTGTAGCATCTTTATCTGCTCCCTTGGCTAATAAAAGTTTAACTATATTTAAATGATTATTTTTAGAAGCCAACATTAAAGAAGTTGTTCCTTTAAAATCTTTATCATTAACATTTGCTCCATTTTTTAGAAGAAAATCTACATTTTGTAATATACTCTGGTAACAAGCAAACATTAAAGAAGTATTATCCCGAAAATCTTTATCATTAATATTTGCACCTCTACTTAGCAAAAATTTCGCAATATCTAAATTTCCTTTATTACATGCTGTCATAAAACAACTCAGTCCTAAATCATCTTTAAAATTAATATCTGCACCATTATCTACTAAATATTTAACAATTTTAAGATTATTTTTATCACACGCTGCTGCTAATAAACTATCTCCATTATCATCAAGACTTGTTGTATTTAAATCTAATTTATCACCATCATTTTCAATTAATCTTTTTAACTCATTAAAATCTCCATTTTCAATAGCGTTAAAAAGATCCATTTAACATAATATAATATAATTATTTTATTTATATAAATTATACATGAGTTACAATTATTTTAACAAAGATGTGCGAGTTGCAAATGGGAAAAAAACGGTTCGCGTTGTTTCTGTAAAAAATGGACGCGGATACAAAAGTGTTACAAATTATCGCGGGAAAAAACGTGTAGGAACAGTTAAAAAGCGTATTCACGATGACCACATAAAGTTAATTGGTGGTGGCAAATTCATTCCTGGATTATTTAAAGATTGCATTGGTAAAAGTTGTAAAACTAAAAAATAAAAAATTGAATAAGATTGTTTATATAAAGTGAAATATATAAATAATTAGTTTTAAGAAAATGAGCGTAACTTCTACTTCAAGCACAATTTATCCGGTTATTACTAACGCGGTGAAAGTGGAAGAAAAATCAAGCGTGGAATATACATTTACGGATATTGTAATTCATGGCAATAATGCAAATAATAATAATGATGCAAGTAATAGCAATACTAATAATATTAATGTAAAAGGAATTTTAAAAAGAAAAGAACCTGAAAACGATGAGAATATTTTTATGTGTGTAAAATCGTGTATGTTCGTAACTCTGTTAGTGTTAACATTGCCATTTATAATTTGTAATTTATGCTATGCTTACACAGATAATTCGTGTGTTACTATAAATCCACCAAATTTTGGTGTTAATTTGAAGACATATTTAGCAGTAGATGGAATACTTGGCACTATAGCACTTCTTGGAATACTATTTGCAGCATTTTGTTTTATAAAAAAAGAACCTAATAGTAATAACTGTTGTTTAAATTTGTTTGGAAATATAGCAACAGCGTTTGGAATTGCGTGGACAATAATTGGAGCAATCATATTTTGGTCATTGATTGATAATAATAAGTGTGATAAACCTGTTTATAATTATATCTTTGCCCAATTAGTTATAAAAATCGTATGTTATTCTTTAAGAATTTTATCCAATTCAAATAATAATAAATAATAAATAATAAATAATATAAAAATATCCTGTTATTTTAATTAAATAATAAATGGACACTAATAAAAAAATAACACTTACAGTTAGTAACAGGACTGGTAAAAAACTCCAAACTTTTTTATATGGTTTGGGACCGGAATTTGATTTGGAAAAAATCATAAAACATTTTAAAAAGGCATTTAGTTGCACAGGTAGTATTGAGAAAAGTGAAGAATTTGGCGAAGTAATTAAGTTAACTGGTGACCAAAGGAAAAAGATTTTTGATTTTTTAATTAATGAGGAAATTTGTAGTAAAAGTGATATTATTTTGAAGGGACTCTAAAGTTTTAAAGTCGCAAGCTTTAAAGTCGCAAGCTTTAATCTGATAAATGGTCAAGTGCCGATAAAATAACAAGTTCCTGACTGGTCAACTTCTGAAATACAATATTGTCGTCCATTTTAATAGTAAAATGTTTATTTGAGAATCCATAATTTTTTAATACAAGATTTAAACCTTCATCCGTAACTTTTAATTCGCAGAAAACAGCGCCTTTGGTTAAGTAATAATCTTCTTCATTTTTTTCATTATAAACAGGTATCCATCGTAAATAAGTTCCGCTCTTTAAATCATTCATTTCATCTACATATTTGTAACCATTGAGTTTTTTAAATAGTTCAAGTGTCTCCTTTTTAGTCAACTTGAGTTCCTTTAAAATTTTCAAATTCATTTCCTTTATTTTTGCCGTTGTTAAATTCATAATGTTTTCATTTGTTTCAACATCTAATGCTTGTAATAATTTTTCAACATTTAAATCGCCCATTTTGTTACTATATAATATTAAATAGTTTTTAATATTATTTATATAAAGACCTTTTACCAACTACTTCCAAATCCTCCCCCTAAAAATTCACTTGCCGCCATAGGGACAAACCCCTCTGACATACCAGGTGTTGCCGCATTTTGTAAAGGATTGTTATCATTTCTTACCATATTATTGTAATCGGGCAATTGTTGTGTTTCAGTCGGCAATGAGTTAATGGATGTTCCATCTGTGTATCCACTTCCACTACTCATATTTTGGTTTGGAATATTGTAATTATTTTGCCCTGAAATAGGTTGAGATACTTTTACGGCAGAGTTATTGTTGTTATTATTTTTGCCTCCCTTTTTGCCAGATGGTTTGCCGTCCCACAACTCAGAAATGCGGTCAGTTAATACGCTTACTTTCTCTCCTAATTTTGTTTGTAAACTCAAAGTTATCATCAAAACTGCTAAAATAATAAAAACAATGTTAAAATCAGGGTAATTCATTCCACTGTATGTGGGGACAAATGTGATAATACGATGTATTAATAAAAGTCCAATAAACATGCCAACTATCTGCAATATAATTTCGGCTAAAAGTTCAATGCTTCCTTTTCTGTCGTCCGATTCGGGGACATATTTCTGCATTGCTTTATTAAGTGATACAACTGGAATAATTGCAATTAATGTATATTGAATTATATTTAACATATCCGATTTTGAAGCGTCGTCAAAATTAAAGACATATTTGAAAAAGTTTTTAGAATCATCGGTAGTTTCCATCTTTATATATAGGGTATAATAAGAAATTAAAATATAAATTAAATAGTTATTGATAAAATATAAAGATAAATAATAAGTTTTATTTTTATTTAGCAATTTTCATTTTTACTAAAAATGCGTAAGTTATTTAAAAACAAATTGTCTATTAATAATATTAAATGAGTAGTTCAAGGTCAATTGCAGCAGCAAGACAAAAACGATCCGGAGAGACAGTTCAAAAACCACAGCAATTTCAATCACCCCCTCAACAAATGCAAAAACAAGTTTATAACCAAAAACCCCAAATGAAACCACCGCAACAACAGGCAGCAGCACCAGCGCCTAGACCAAAATTGTCAATTGGCGATGCGTTTGGATTGGTTACATTGCGTTTAGGACGCGTTGAACAATTCATGTTTGATGTTCAACAGCATGGTGGAGTTAAATCAGGCGAAATTAGTATTCCCGAAAATTCCCAAGTAATTGATAAAAGTGTATTTACAAATATGATTAGTAGATTGGATGGTTTAGAAAAGAAAGAAAGCAATTCAAAACAGTTTACCAGTTTAGAAAACGAACTGAGAAGTACCAAAGATTTGCTTATTAGTATGATGGCAAAATTTGAAAAGTTTTCTAAAGATACAGATGAAAAATTTAAAGAAACTGACGAGAAATTTTTGGATTATGATTCGGCAATTGCTGAAATTGAGGAAAAAATGGATTCTAATCAGGAGACAGGAGAAGATGTAGATGAAAATGATGCTCTTTCTAATGATTTACAAAATGAATTAATAGGTGAAAAAGAAAAGGAAGGTATTAGTTTTGAAATATCTGAATAAATCCATTCCACTTTTAAAAAAGAGGCGTTCGAAATCTCGAAAAATATTATTATTTTTATTTAGGATTACCAATGAAAATAATATTCGCATTTGTTATATTTTGTTTAGTGCTTTTTATTTATTTACATGTTCAGTTTCATTTAAAAAAAAGCAATGACCTTGAAATGTATGAAATTGACCAAGCATCCAAAGAAAAATTAGAGGAAATATGTGACCTTCGGCAACCCGTGTTATTTGATTTTGACAATGAGAAAATAGTAGAAACTACAAATAAACAATACATTTTAGACAATTATAGCGCTTTTGAAATCAAAATAAGAAACATAAGAGAGAAAGACCTTAACGCAGAAATCTTTATGCCGTTGCCAATGAATGCCGCAGTAAAGTTATTTAGTGAAGACAAAACAGCATCTTATTATTCCGAAAATAATGGCGACTTTTTGCAAGAAACCGGTATTGTGAAAAATATGCGATACAATGATGAATTCCTAAGACCATATATGATGTCAAATTGTAACTATGATATCCTATTTGGTGCTGCCAATGTATGCACCCCTTTTCGTTACGAAATCAACTATCGAAATTTCTTTTTATTGACGCAAGGTAGTGCTCAAATTAAAATGGCACCACCGCAAAGTATTAAATACTTATATCCCAATTATGATTACGAGAATTTTGAGTTTAAGTCTCCGGTTGACCCGTGGAATCCACAGGCACAATATAAAGCAGATTTTGATAAGATTAAATGTTTGGAGTTTACATTGCTTCCTGGTAAGACAGTTTTTATTCCGGCATTTTGGTGGTATAGTATTAAGTTGAATAAGGACGCTTGTATTTCTTGTTTTAGATATCGAACTTATATGAATAATTTGGCGGTGTTGCCTTATTTTGGAATGTATGCTTTACAACTTCAAAATGTAAAGAGAGAAACAGTTCCGCTTTTTCCAATTTTAAAAAAAGTGGAGCAAAATGAAGAGCAAAACCAACCTTTAGGAGACCAAAATAATCAAGAGAAAAGTATAGTTTTAGAAAATACAGTTTTAGAAACTGTTATAAATAATGATAAGCAAAGTCAAGAACAAAATAAAGACAATGATACTACACCAATTGATTTATTATCTACATTATAGTATATATTTAATTAAATATTTATATAAATACAAACTTACAGTTATTTGTATAATGGAAAATTTAATATTGTATAGTTCACCATTTACAAAAAAAAGAATAGGAAAAAATAATGATGGAGGATATGTTACTGTTACATTACCAGATACTTATGATTTATTTATATCTGGCGGAGTCTCCGATGATATTAGTTTTGAAGAACATTTATTACAGTTACACCCAAATTTATTATGTTATGCGTTTGATGGAACTGTTTCAAATTTACCAAACAATAACAAAAATAGTAGAATTATATTTATTAAAAAAAATCTTGGTAATTACAATAATGATAATTTAACAAATTTACAAGAATACATTGAACCATATAATAATATTTTTATGAAAATAGATATTGAAGGTCACGAATTTAGAGTTATGCCAAGTATAATAGAAAAAAATTGTATGAAAAAAATTAAACAACTTGTAATTGAAATTCACAGTCCAGCAGATATTAAAATGTTTCCAAATTATTTTAAAGGATTACACGATATTAATAATAAGAATATGTTTGACTTATTGAATAAAATAAATAATACACATACTTTAGTTCATTTTCACGCTAATAATGGTTGTAACTTACAAAAAATAGATGAAATTTGTTTACCACACGTATTTGAATTAACTTATATTCGTAATGATTTTGTTACTCAAAAAATAAAAAATAAAGAATCATTGCCAACAATTTTAGATATGAAAAATATTACATATAAAGATGATTATACATTTAAAGGGTTTCCTTATTCTTGTAATATATAAATTTACAATATGTAAAGTTAATAAAATAATATAATCTTATATTATTTTATAATGGCATCAGGTTCTTTTTCTTTAAGTGGTTTAGTAAATTCTTTGTTTGGGTCAAATAAAAAGTCGCGTAGAAGACATATTTGTAACAGTAAATGTAGGCATATGAAAAAATATAGCAAAAAATACAGCAATAAATATAGCAATAAATATAGTAGAAAACGATTTAGTATGAGAGGAGGATGAGGTCCTCCTGCTCCTTTATTAAACGCATAATTAAAATAATATAAAATTTCGTTTATTTGAATGACTGACAAATGCAAGACTATAAATCTTAGTTTTTGACACGAAAAAATAAACACATAATTTTTTATATTATTACCATTTGTATGTTTCAAATGTTTCTTTAATAGTATCAGTTATCATATTATTATAATTTTCTGTTCCACATAATAAAATAACAGTATCGTCAAAATTGTACTCATCTATTATTTCGCTAACTTTTGTAGGTGTCAATTTATTGTCTGAGTAAAATATTGTTTGATTAATACTTGTAAAATAATTGTCTGATTTATCGTGTAAACTACCAAATAATTTAAATTTATACTTTGATTTTTCAGTTGCATTTTGAAGTATGCTATAAAATGGTGTTATTCCAGTTCCACAATAAAACATTAATACATTTTTTTTATGAATTTGTGTTTCATTAATAAATAAAGCGTCCAAGTCTTTATCATAATAATTATTTCCAAAAGCGCCATCTAAATGAACATACATATCTTTTTTAAAATCACATATTTTTTCTGACATTTTATTATTTCCATAGTCTTTTATAAAAAATTCAATGATATTATCTGTTTCATTAAAGTGAATTGGTGAATATGGTCTTTTTTCTTTGTCAATAAATAAATTAAAATATTGTCCAGGTTTATATTCAACCTTACTTTTAAGTTTTATACTTATTAAATGTAATTTAGTATTTTCAATTGTTGTATTGTTTTCTACAGTACTATGACTACTTTCTCTCTTTTTGTCATAACATAAACCAAAATAATTAAATATATTGAACATAACAACAAAACCATAAAATAATGAAATATATAAGACTGGAGTGCTTTGAATGTATTTAGTAAATAATATTGTCAAACTTACACAAGTCCATAGACAAAATTTATTTACATTCATTTTTGTTCTAAGTATCCATATTATAAAAGTAATAAACACATTTTTTAAAGTAATTATATTCGTGTTGTTAATAAAAGCTATGGCAAATATTAAATACTCAAGTAAATAGACTAAGTGCCATTGAAAATTATTAATAATGCCTTTTTTAGACAAAGTTCCCATAAATGCTGTTATTTGTATAATAAAAATAGCAATTAGATTTATTTCTATACTTGTTTTTCCACTAACTAATAAAAATGTTATAAATATTTGAGCTAATGTGTAAAAATTTGTTATTATAGATTGTAACTTAGTACTACAGTTACTCCAAAAAGGAAGACTTCCTATTTTAAAACCCAAATTATCATTTACAGGTTTGTAATATTTACTTACCAAGTCCGCACAATACATATTTAATAAAACTATACCAGTTATAAAAAAATGTAAAACCAAATCACTTTCCAAAAAATATAAAAATAGGATTATTAAAAAATGCCTTATTACAAATATAATACTATGTAACCTATATTCTTCACCAATGCTAATTGTTGTATAATTATAATTTGTTTGAACCTGAAATTGTAGAGATGATAAACTTAATAATAACTGTATAGTCAATAATACAAAAAAAGACCAATTTATTTTTCTTATAGTAAAAACTCCTTTAAAACCACTATAATATATGTCAAAAACCGAATATGCAAAATTACATAATGTTATAAAACCAAATATTTTGTGCATGTTTAAATAGTCTTCATGTGTAAATAGTTTAGAAATTTTCGTATTGTTAAATTTATAAGATAAAAAATCGTAAATTGAAATATCATCAAGGTTTACTTGTTTTGTTTCTTCATTTTTTTCATTTTCATTATTATTAATAAGTTCATTGTTATTTTTATCAGTTTTTATTAAATATTTTTCAAGCAATTTTATTGCTTCTTTAGAGTGTCCAACTTTATTAAATTCTTCTGTCATGTCTGTATCATTTTTAAAAACATTTTTTCCGCCAGGGTGTTCATTAATAAATTCTGTAATATCATATAATTTATTATCTATTGTAATTATCATAAGCATAAATATGAATACTAATATATATTTAAATTAGTTATCATAAATATAAAAAAAAATAAAAAATATTACTATATTATAAAATGATTAATACTACTTCTAATCATGGCGGCAGGTTTGCAAATCAGTTTTTTATAAGCATGGTATTACATTACTTAGCAAAAAAAAATAATTTACGTGCATCCTATAAAGAATATGACAGATTAAAAAGACTAGGAGTAGATTTATTTATAAATGGTACAAATACATATAGTGAAACAATTAAATTAACAGATAATAATTTTGTTGATTTAATAAAATCGTGTGAACCCCAAAATAAAAATTTTTTAATTGAAAATGACGCCTGGTTTCAAAGTCATTGTTTTTCATTATATTTAAAAAATAATTTTATTCCTGAAAATAAAGAAAATATTATTAACTGTAATATGTTTAAAGAAAGATATAATAATAATAATGATTTATTTATTCATGTAAGATTAGATGATATAGTTTGGAAACAAGGAAACGAAACTTATGAATATTATGATAAAGCAATAAGTTGTTTAAACTTTGAAACTGGTTATATTTCATCTGATTCAATTGATCATGATATATGTTTAAGGTTAATTTCTAAATACAATTTAAAAATTATATATTATGATGTTGTTGAAACTATTATGTTTGGTTCTACGGCAAAAAATATTATTTTGTCTGGAGGAACTTTTTCGTGGTTAATAGGGTTTTTAGGTTTTTATTCAAAAATTTTATATCCAAATTTTAGATGTCAATGGTTTGGTAATATTTTTATATTTGATGATTGGACACGTGTTTACTATTAAAAATTCGTAATCTTTGAATTATCCTTCAATACTCCATAACTCTCTCCACACATTACTTCAACATTTGTAATTTCTGCCCTACATAAGGCGCAACAGGATTTTTCTTGTGTTATTAATCTATTTGTACATTTGTCGCAAAATTCGTGACCGCAATTGAGTTTTACCATACGATACCTTTTGATATCATCTGCTAAGCATATTCCACATTCTTTGACTGCTTCTTCTTCGTCTTCTACATGGTAGTAGGATAAAGTAGTTGTTTTTATTTCTTCTTCTACTGGTTCTTCTTCTACTGGTTCTTCTTCTATAAGTTCTTCTCCTTCTTCATCAAAGAAGAAGATATCTCGCATTTCTTGAATCGTTATCACATTAATAATTGGGTTTGGACTATTTACCTGTATAGGAGGGAATTGGAAAAACTCCGCATTTTCTCTCAAACGACAATACTGGTCAATTGTTGTGAAGTTACAATTTCTTCTATTGTGCCCTGGTTCGCCACATTGCGAGCACTGTCTCTCTCGTCTAATAATATTTAATCTTGATTCCATTTTTCCTAATTTTTATTTTTATATTTTAAAATAAATCTTAGAAAAGCATTTCAATTTTATCCACTTTTTTAACGCCGACTTTTTTCTTAAAAAAATACAAAAATGTAAAATCAATATTGTTGGTCTTATTTGTTTCTTTATCCAATATTATATTAATTACAAATGTTTAGTAAATAATATACAAATGAGTTTTTATTAAATAATAAAAAAATTGAATTACATTATATGTCTAATAATAGTAGCAATATAAAGTGTATAATTGAAGAAATGGACTTAACTAAATTATCAAAGACAGAACTTTTAGATAAGTGCGAAGAACTTGGAATTACAAAATGTAAATCCAAAAATAAAGGAGAATTAATTGATTTAATAAATCTTAAGAAACCTCCTAAAAAAGAAGTAAAATTAATAATAGAAGATGATGATACAGAAGAGGTTGAAACTAACGAAAAAATAACAAATTTATTAAAAGATGACAAAACAACGAATGAGATTATAACAACGAACTTAGAGAATAATAATGATAAAATCTTAAAAGTTGGAACATTATTTAGTGGAATAGGTGCGTTTGAACACGCTTTAGATAGATTATCAATAAAACATAAAATAGTGTTTGCGTGTGATATTGATTCTTATGTTAAAAAAAGTTATTTTGAAAATTATAAAATACAAGAAGATGATTGGTATGACGACGTATTAAAATTAAATGCGTCTAAATACATTGATGAAAATATTGATATTATAATTGGCGGAAGTCCTTGTCAATCATTTTCATTTGTCGGGAAACAAAAAGGTTTAGAAGATGATAGAGGCAATTTAATATTTGAATTTATTCGTGTTGTTAAAGAATGCAAACCTAAAATGTTTATATTTGAAAATGTTAAAGGATTGACAACACACGAATCAGGAAAAACATTTGAGTATGTATTATCAAAGTTTAAGGAATTAGATTATGATATAAGTTATAACATTTTAAAAGCAACTGATTACGGAATTCCTCAAAGCAGACAACGACTATTCTTAATTGGTATAAGTAAAAATACAAATATAACCATAAATTTTCCTCCTCCAAAACTTGAATTAACTCTTAAAATGCAGGATTTATTAGAAGATAATGTTGATACTCAATATTATTTACAGCAAAAAGGACAAGAATTTGCTGTTAAAGATACAAATTTAACCAAAAAATATACTCAAATAAATGGTGAAATAGCATTATGTCAAAAAAAAAATCAGCAATTTAATTGGCACGGTGATTTTGTATTTGAATATAGAGATATACCCGATAAATATTATTTAAGTGAGAGTGTAAAAGATTATGTGTTAAAAAGTGGAACTAAAGGGTTTAATATGAAACCTGAAATAGATTTAGAAATAGCAAGACCTATTTTATCAAGTGTTCATAAAATGCATAGAGCAGGAGTAGATAATTATGTAACTAAATATGGCAAGTTACGCAAGTTAACACCTCGAGAGTGTTTAAGATTGATGGGGTTTTCAGATAATTTTAAAATTATAGTTTCTGATACTAGAATGTATCAACAAGCAGGAAATAGCATTGTTGTAAATATTCTTATAGAAATAATAAAAAATATAAATAATTTGTATTAGTTTAATTATTAAAGTGTGTAAATATTTCTAAATTATAAATTAAAACCATTTAATGTTGTTTTTTTTCATTGTTTTCTTTTCCTGAACCCATTCACTCTCCCATTTTACATTAACAATATAACCCTTTTCTTCGTAAAAATTTTTCTTATCTAAATCCTTATTATGCTTTTTTGAATAAGAAACGTTGTGAAACATATCGTCTTTGTTGTATTTTTTAGGGTTGCCGTGGAAATAATCGCCTTGGAATTCCCATATATGGTTATTATATTGACAAGGGGTTTCTAAATTGCCTGAACATTTATGTAAATGGCAATTGTGGTAGCCGTCAACTGGCCAAAAGTATCCATTATTCGGGTTTCTCAATTGAAATTCGCCTTTATTGTGCTCGTGCTGTATTTCTATACAATATGTAGTAGACAAATAAGTTAGCCATTCAACACAAGCATTTGAAGTTTTTTTGTTTTTTTGTGTTTTCTCGATAATATCATTTTTAATTATATTGCATTCAAAATATTCTTCACGTTCTATCAATTTTAGAGAATACAATTTAGGGATAACCGTCATTCTAAACGTGTCATATAATTTGACATTTTTTTTACTATTTTTATTGGGTCCAATATAATATCTACGAACATCTTCATTACCATTTTGCGGTGAAATAGTAAGTAGTTTTTTATCACAACTGTCAATCGCATTATACACAATACTTTTTCTCTCAGCGCAAGACTTTGAAAATTTTTCATCATCATCCAATAACGCTTCTATTTCATTTTTATAATTAGTTGGATAATTTATAAACCAAAGTTTTGTACAGATATATTCATTGTTACTGTTACTGTCGCCCGTATACAGGCGTCTTTCTCCATGTCCATTTTTGCCGTTTGCCAATTTTAAGTATGGACTTACAAAACAATCAGGTATCGCTATTATTAGTTCAAATGAAGCGCTCGACTCTATATTCACTTCACTCTTTACCGTTTCTACCCTTTTTTTACCTTTTTTCATCTTATCAGAAACAACCACATTGCTCATTTCAGGTTTATTTTCCATTTCTTGATTTTATTATGATAAGTATTTTATTTATAAAAAGGATTTCATTTTTATTTAACTTTTTCCACTTTTTTCACGAAGTTATGAAAAGTTATGCAAAACAAACAGCAAAACTACCTAATTATTTTTTTATTTTTTGTAACTTTGTAAAAAAAAATAAAATAAAAATATAATATATAATGAACTATGATGAAATGGACAATTATCAGTTTATTGATGAAATGAACAGTAACGACCGATATAAAGGAATATTTAAACTTATGCTTAAAGGACGAAAACTTTTTTTAAAAGTACAAGGAATGACTGGAATTGTTGCTTATAGAACAGTGGCAGGTAATTTATTACATTCACAAACTCGTCTTAGTTGGAATAATGAAGCAAACAGAGAAAGAATAATAACATATGAAGCAAGAGATATTATACACTTATTGGAAGGCATAGATAGATTTAGACCAAGTGCGGAAGAGGAGGAAGAAGCAGATACCCTTATTATTTCACTTAATAATGCGCTTACTAATTTATATCCCGAACTTGATAATAATGGAAGAGGAAGGAAAAGAAAAAGCGTAAAGACAAAGTTGAAAAAATCAAGAAAATCAAAAAAATCAAGAAAATCAAAAAAATCAAAAAAATCAAGGAAATAATAAAATAAAATTGAAATACTTTTCTAAAATTTATTTAAAAATATAAAAATAAAATTATAGAAAATGGAATCAAGATTAAATATAATGGACGAGGACCAAATGGATGAGGACCAAATGGACGACGATGAAATAGACGAGGATGAATTTATTACTGAAATGGAAAATAGCGACCGATATAAAGGGATTTTTGATATTATGGTTCGTGGAAGATGGTTATTTTATGCAGTACAAAGAATGAGTGGAGATTTTGCGTATAGCAGAGTGGCAGGGAATTTATTACAGTCACAAACTGATCTAAGTTGGAATAACGAAGCAAACAGAGAAAGAATAATAAGATATGAAGCGAGAGATATTATACACTTATTGGAAGGTCTTGGTAGATTTGATATAGATGAGGAAGCCGAGGAACTAGCAGATACCCTTATTATTTCACTTAATAATGCACTTACTAATTTATATCCCCCTCTTGATAATAATGGAAGATGAAGAAAAATAAAAAAAAAAAAAAAAAAAAGAAAAAAACTTGAAATTATATTAAACAAATTAGGTGGTTTTGCTCCACTTTTCTTAAAAGTGGATAATGACTTAAATACATCCCTACATACTATATAGTATAAAAATGACTGAAAAATATAAAGTAATAAATAATGAAGGTAAGTACGCTTACACTTTTTTACCTGATTATAAAGAAACGCATTTTGATTTTGAACCCAGTGAAAAAGGTTTGTTTTTCAATGATGTTTTTTCTATTTCATCCGATTTAAAAGTAGAAATTATACATTCGTCTGTAAGGTCCAGCACAGATATACCTGGTGTTTTAGTTCTCAGTGGAAATAAAACATATGGACGCGCAAAAAATGGCAAGTTATTATATAAGTGTATTCCTGACGATAACCGCTTACAACCCTTTTTAATTCCATATGAAATGAAAAGCATGAACTTCTCAAAAGTATTTGTAAATATATATGTCACTTTTTCGTTTTCTAATTGGGAAACAAAGCATCCATATGGTGTGCTTACAAGTGTGATTGGTCCAGTTAATGAACTCGACAATTTTTACGAATACCAACTCTACTGTAAAAGTCTCAATAATTCAATTCAAAAATTCCAAAAAGATACTGTTAAAGCACTCAATCCTTTCCAAAACAATGACGCCATTTTAGAAACCATTAAATCCAAAATGTCCGGATTAGAAGACCGGATTAAAGAACAAGTATATACAATTGACCCGCGCGGTAGCACTGATTTGGATGACGGGTTTAGCATCAGCGAGATGCCGGATGGTGTGTGTAAAATGAGTATTTACATAGCAAATGTGACTGTATGGATTGATATATTGAATTTATGGGATTCATTTTCAAGGCGGATTTCGACAATTTATTTGCCGGATAAAAAGCGACCTATGTTGCCATCTATTTTGTCTGACAGTCTTTGTAGTTTACTTGAAAAACAGACAAGGGTTGCATTTGTGATGGATATTTTTATCAGGGATGAGGATATTGTTGACATAAAGTTTTCAAATTGTTTTATTTGCGTAAAACGAAATTTTGCTTATGATGAACCGGCACTAATTGCAAATAAGAATTATCAGTTGGTTTTGAAATATTCGAATATTCTTTTAAAGAAATACAAATACATTAACTCAATTAGGGACAGTCACGATCTTGTTGCCTATTTGATGATACTAATGAATTATAATTGTGCCAAAGAAATGCTTAAACACGGAAATGGAATATTCAGGTCGTCTGTTTTGATTAAGAAAGATACAAATGATAAGAAAGATGTATTAGACATTAGTATGCCTGAAAATGTAAGCAATTTTATTCAATGTTGGAAAAGTTCATATGGACAGTATATTAATTTGGAGACCAATTTAGACGCAAATATTCGTCACGAGACATTAAAAATAGATGCTTATATTCATATTACGAGTCCAATTCGCCGCCTGGTTGATTTACTAAATATTATTCGCTTTCAAAAAAATAATAATATGACTCAACTGAGTCCTGGTGCCGACATATTTTATGATAAATGGTTGAATGAATTGGAATATATTAATACTACAATGCGTTCAATTCGGAAGGTCCAAACAGACTGCGACCTTCTTACGCTTTGCTCTACAAATCCAGGCATTTTAGAAAAGGAATATGACGGTTATTTGTTTGATAATATTCCGCGAAATGACGGACTATATCAATATATTGTTTACTTACCTGATTTAAATTTGACATCGCGTATTAATTTAAATACGGATATTTCAAATTATGCCTGTAAAAAGTTTAAAATATTTGTTTTTGAAGATGAAGACCGATTAAAAAAGAAAATTCGTCTTCATTTATTAGGATAATAAATTATTTAGTCGTTTTTATTGATGACAACTGCTTTCGCTATTTTTCGAATGATTTTTTCCTCTTTTTGTAAAATATCACTCCCTTTGCCGCCCATGATTTCAATGCAAATGTCGTTGAATTTGTCAGTATGTTTTGAATTACTTAAAATACAGTCAGGATACAACTCTTTCCACTTGGGTATCAACTTTATATTTTTAGTTTGAATATCGGTAATAATCCTTTTCAAGTGTTTCATTTTGTCGTCTTCTTTTTCCCATTTATCGTCGTCTTTTATATACATAGTTTCTCTCTTTGAATCGGAACAGTGAATAGGTCTTTTCTCAACATCCAGTTTTTTTAGTTTATCTATAATTATATTGGAAATACCATCTACGAACCCTAATTTACCCATGCTTTCAAGGTCTGACAGTTTCAAGTCAAAAGAGTCTATAAATTCACTGAAATTCATTGCATCTTTGCATGTCTCGTTTAAAAATACTTGGAGGTTAAATGTCTTATTGTGACTGTTAATTGTATTGTTATTACATGTTACAACATTAGATTGTTGGAAATTCTTACATACTTCTAAAATAAGACCTTTGAATTCCTGATTCTCTTTAATTAAGTAATTAATTAGTTCATCTTTATTTTCAGAATTGTTATTTATTGTGGTGCTGTTAATACATTTTTTTTTATGTCTCCACAAACCGGAGGGATCTTTATAAATTTTATTACAGTTATAACAAATGTTACACGGATTATCATCACAATTAATAGGAATTGCTACATTTGCTACTTTTGCTACTTTTTCATTGCTAAATATTGATTTATTATGTTTAGATGTGGACAAATGTTTGTCATAATTATTTTTCTTGACGGTATAGTATTGACATTTTTCACAATAAAAATCGGTGCTACTTTTTGCTACTTTTTCATTGCTAAACATTGCTATATATTGACAAAATATTATAATTTTATACCCATTTTTTAAAAAAATATAAATTATAAAAAAAAATTATCGTCACAATTTGAAAATTATTTTTTTAGTCATCAGACCATAAAATTCAATTATGGTCACAAAACACAAAATTCCAAGAGTGTTTTTTCATTTTTCTCAAAAATGGACAAAAAAATGTCCAAAAAAGCAAATCCCAAAAAAGTCTTGGGAAAAAAATTAAGAAAATTAACATTTCAGAATATAAATCAAAAAACCTACTTAAAGACGCCCAAATGAGGCGACCGTTTACAAAATTCGAACTTATTATTGATAAATTGTGAGCATATATGATGTGGATTATATATTTGTTATCTCGTCTATTATTTTTCTTGTAAGAAATACTATGTTCACTTTATTTTTATCATCATACACAGCATATATTTCAAGATGCGATAAATTTAGACCCTTACCATGAATTTTTATAACAAAATGAAACTCTAATACACCTTTTTTAACCTTTTTACCCCAAAATATATCATTGGAAACATTGTAACCAAACACAGTGAGACCATAATTTTGTAGGAGTTTTATGATTATACTATTTATGATACTTTCATCCATGTGCACAGTCATCTTGACACTGGGATATTTTTGGTTTGTGAAACCGGAGGTTGCTAATGAGTGCAACATTTTTGATAAAGTTATTATTTTGTTTTTATTATTTTAAAAATAATAATAAAAGCAATTCAATTTTATATCCACTTTTTCCACTTTTAAGAAAAGTGGAGCAAAAATGAAGTGTTTATAAACTATTTACACCCTTAAAGATTTAAAACGGCACTATTGAGGTTAATATATTTATTTTTTATATTTCTTAAGAGATTTTTTATATTCGCGTTCATCGTGTATTTTTTTTTCAAATTCAAACCCAATAAGAGCTAATTTATGTAATTCACCTGTTATATCGCTTTTTAATTCATCATCATATGTATCTTTACAATTGTGTTTTCCAAACCCTCTATACTCATTTATGTAATATGACATAAAATTTTCTATAGTTATTTGTTGTTCTACATCATAACTTCTCATATAATTTAGAAATTGACTAAAAGTTTTAAAATTATCCATTGTTATTATTATTATTTTATAATAACAATGTGAATAATATAATTTGAAATCAATTTTTTTACTTATCAAAAGGTTATGCTTTAAATCTTCAAGGGTCTAAAACCAATTTTTGCTAAACTTTTTCTAAAAGTGGACTACTTTCTCTACGACTGCTTTGATTAATGGAGGCGGCACTGCGTTACCTATTTGAACTATTTTTTCCTTTATGTTACCACATAATATGTAATCACTTGGAAACCCTTGAATTTGTTTTAGTTCATCCGGTGTAAACATTCGCAAATAGCAACCCGATTTGTTTTGGATTGGCACAAATAGACGTGGTTGATGGTCATATGTGCATATAATCGTTTTACTTGGTTTTCGAATATCTACTATTTCGCAGTGAATTGGACTGTCTCTTTTTCCAAATGAAAACAATGTGTCGTGTTGTTTTCCAGCATAAAATCGCGCAGTTTCATTTGCTTTTAGTTTACTTAGCAAATAGGGGTGTCCATTGTTATTGTCCGGGTATACATTTTCGTCTTCTAAATTTGTAATAATACACTCTTTGGGAATTTCTGAAAACCAACTTGTATCTACTCTTACAGCACCTTCCATACTATAGGTTACAATTGGTTTTAAATTTGGTTTAATACCGTTACTTTTTGTCGGAAATACGGGTTTCCAACCATAAGGATTACCTTCTTTGACGCCTACAATAATTAGACGCTCACGCGATTGCGGAACATTAAAATCTTCTGTTTTTACTACACCATAAACAAGTTTGTAACCTATTTTTTCAAACTCGGAAATAATAATATCAATAAATAATTCGTCTTTGGATGTTTTTTTTGTTAAAAGTCCCTTTACATTTTCACCAATAATAAGTGACGGTTCTAATAATTTTGTCGCACGCAAAAATTCTAAAAATAAAGTGTCACGAGGATCGTCTAATTTTCTTTGTCCTGCACTGCTGAATGAAGTGCACGGGAACCCGGCAAATAAAATATCCGTAATGCCTTTGAATTTATCAAAGCACTCGTCCTTTAATTTTGAAATATCCGTAACTTTTCCGTCGCATATTAATTCACAGTCTTTGAAATTTGCTTCGTGAGACTTACAGAAGGTTGGTTTCAATTCATTGTATCCAATTACTTTACATCCCGCCTGCGTCATACCTAATGAATCGCCGCCTAAACCTGAAAATAAACTCACCGCGGTATAAACCTTCTTTTCTTTATTTTCCTCCTCAATAACTAACTGTTTTTTACTCGTCTTCACTTTTTTACTCATTCTATTATTAATATAATTAATACTTTTAAATATTAATTATATATCAATTTTATCCACTTTTTCCACTTTTAAAAAAAGTGGAGCAAAAGTTTTATCTATTTTTATCCACTTTTTACAACTTCGTAAGAAAAGTTTAACAAAAGGTTTTATAACTCAGAATTTTTATTAATCCATTCTGTGACTATTTTATAATCTTCAGGATGTTCTTTTTCACAAACAGTAACTTCATAATTTTCACAACTTACTGAACCACTTCCTAACATCAAAAAACCCTTAAACCAATTGGCTGCTAAATCTATTTTATATTCATTATGTTTATTAGGTTTATTAAAGGTAATATAACGAATATGATTCACATTAATCATGCAATCTGTTAGTTTTAAAAATCGTGACATATTATTATATTAGTACACGAGTTATGTTTAAGTATTTTTTAACTATAATAGGTTTCAACAATATAATTTTTTATTTTACATCCAACGGTTATTGTAACATAAAGTATTAAATTTGCGGAATAACTTGCAATAATTGCCGTTCCTATATCCATATATATAAACTTTTTAAGAAAAGTTTAGCAAAAAAGTGGATCAAACGCAAATAGCAAAAAATAGACTTTTTGTTTTTTATTTTGTATAAATTTTTGCTAAACTTTTCTTCAAAGTTTATGAAAAATTGAAACGAATTTATAAAATATTTATTACTTTATAAAATAAAATACTTAATCAACAAAATTGTAAAAATTTATTAAAAGAAAATGAACATTTTCATTCTCTCGCTCATCCAGCAAAAAATTGCCGAATTTATGATGGACAAACACGTGAGTAAAATATTATTAGAGTCCGTCCAAATGCTTTGTTCTGCCAAACGCGTGTTAGACCCCGACGACATAGAGTTTAATAATGGTTTATATAAGATGGCGCATAAAAACCATCCTGTTACCATTTGGACACGAAAATCAAAAGACAACTATATGTGGGTTCTTGAATTAGTAGAGGAACTGCACAAAGAATGGCGGTTTCGTTACGGACACACCGAAACCAAGTTTCATAAATCTTATCTTATGGCTTTAAAGTTGAGAGAAAGAGTGCCAAGTGATGACAAATTTGAAGAAACAGGACTCACAAGGTTTGCGTTAGCGATGCCAGACGAATACAAATCTGAAGACCCTGTAGAAGCGTATCAGAATTATTATATGTCTCCAGAGAAACAAAGAATTGCTTCATGGAATAAACGAAGAGAGAAACCCGACTGGTACACAATAAGTAAATAATTAAAAACTATATAAAAATAATAAATGCTATTAGTTATATAATGCATATACTTATAAGACCAATTTACAACAATTTATTAAAAAATAATAATAATAATAACAGGCGTTTTTTTTCTTTAAATATTAGCAATAATTTAGATGTAATTGATAATAAATTAAATATTATAAATAATAATATAAAAGGCGTATATATGTTAACTTTTACAAATTTCTTTGTTTCAGTTGTTTCATTATTTTGTTAGACTTATTCAATTGCGTGCACTGTATTTGTCATTCTATTTTCTAAAATTTTTCGATATATAAAATCACCAAAACTAAAAATTGCATTAATAACTATTAAAGTAATTAGTCTATTATCATTATTTAGTTTAGTTAATGCATAAATTGACAATCCAAGTAATACAATTTGAAACGTATAACTACAAAGTAAAGAATCTTCTATTTTTTCAATATTATTTTTTGAATATACAAAAATAACGTAATTAAAAAATATTTTAAAAAAATAAAATATCATTAACACTTGTAATTCTACAGAAATATCATAACCAGGAGAACTTCTTGATATAACTACATTTATAACATTCATGAATGAATTTGATAAAGTATGAAGTATCAATATGCCTGTAAAATTTTTTACTTGTTCATAATTAATTTCAGGTTCTAATTGTAGATTTGGAACGTTATATGGCAAAACTTGATTCGTCGCAACTTTATTTTTTAAAGGGTTTTCATAATTGGTTTTACAATGAGGGCAAAAATTCTTATTGTCCCCCGAATTTAATAATTTTACTAGACAATCTGTATGATATATTGAACTTGAACACTTACACGGCAACTGAACAAAATTATTGGACTCTAAATCAAATGGTTCTAAGCATATCAAACATTCTTTTTCTTTTAAAGAATTTTCATCTGGTTTTTCAAATTTTTCTAAAATTGTTATTATATGATTATCCATATTACTATATTAATACGCATAATCTGTTTAATACTTTTATGTTTAATATTTTTGTAAAAATCATTTTTTATAAGACCTCTTTACCTTCTTACTTTTTTTATTTTTTTTTTTATTTTTAAACCTTGTTTTTCTTCTTTTTTTTTTACTACCTCCAAGTTCTAAATACATATTAAATGGAGCAGTTTCTTCAACAAGAGTATCTAATACTTCAACTATTTTATTTGGGTCTACTACTACAACAAAAGATAAATTTCTTTTTGAAAATGACTGTTGTCCTTTTTTAATATGTTCTTCACCATATGGAACTAAAAAAAGAGAATCCATAATAAAATTATATAATAATAATTCATACCTAATATCGCGTGTACTTTCTGTACATATTTTATATAACCTATTGATTTTAGTTATACAATTAATAAATTCATTGTATTCCATTATTCTTGTTATAGGCATTCTTTCATAATAAGTATGAGCCCAAGAATCGCAAATAATAATATAATTATTACATCTATATATATAACAAAAATGACTGTCATAATGATTGTTAGAAAGTAAAATTAAATAAGATTTATTATTTTCAAAATGTAATAAATTCGGATCTATATGAAAACCTAATTTAACTGTTTCTGTATCTAACCAAAAATCCAAATGGTCTTCAACATTAGGTATATCAATGCCATATATATCACCTACATTTTGTCTATGTTCTATATATATAGGATCATCCATAGCGTAACTTGTAAATATTTTATAAAATACGTTTGCTATATTGTAAATTTGTGAAGGTTTTTTAATCATATTTGTATGACCAAATTTATCTTTATATCTATCATAATTTCCTTCTTCAAGTAATAAAAAAGAATATATATACATAAATGGAGCAAATTGACCACAACATACCCAACTTCTATTAAATTCTCTACAACTACTACAATTAAAGTCAATTGATGATATATAATATGCTAAATCGTCTATTTCAGCAGCTTTTGTAATACAGTCAGTTAAGTCGCACTCAGTATCTTCTGCTGTTAATTCAGTTTGTTTAACTTTATCTATTACTTTTTTCAACTCATAACGACTAAAAAAAGGCACATAATAAGTTAAATCAAAATCCTCGCTTTCTCCCTCATTTCTTGGTTTATAACTAAATTTTAACTTTTGACAATTTCCCATATTTCTATTTGGATGTCTTTCAGTTGGCAATGGTATATCATCTATTATTTTGTCGTCAATCCACATACCTTCATACAATAACTTATCACCTTGAAATAATTTTCCAAATCCATTTTTTTTTCCATCAATAATTTTTCCTTCATACATAAAATTATTTTTTAATTGTACACGAAAAATACTCATTCTTATAATATAATATTATTATAACTTTTTAGAATTTTACAATAAATTATATTAAAAAATAATATAAACATATCTTGCTACATATATGTAGTATATAATAAATAAAAAAATGGTAAAAATATGCGACAATAATAATTATTCTTCAGAAAATGAAGAGAAGTATAAAGAACATTTTGATAAATTTAATTATCCATTACATATTTTTCAGAAATATGCAATTGAAGGAATTGTGGAAGGTCATCATGTATTAGTAACAGCGCCTACAGGTTCAGGTAAAAGTTTACCTGCTGAATTCTCATTAGATTTTTTTGTATCTAAGAGCAAAAAAGTAATTTATTGTAGTCCAATTAAAGCGCTTTCAAATCAAAAATTTGACGACTTTTCTAAAAAATATCCGCATATTAGTGTGGGAATTATTACTGGAGACATTAAATGTAATCCTGATGCCGATGTATTAATTATGACAACTGAAATTCTTTTAAATAAACTTTATCAACTGAAAAGTAAATCAATTGAAGTCCTTTTAAATAAAGATAAAAGTGGTGGAACAACTATTAAAAATCCAACCACCTCTTTTGATATGGATATTGAAAATGAATTAGGGTGTGTTATCTTTGACGAAATTCATATGATTAATGACCCAAGTAGAGGTCATGTTTGGGAAAGTAGTATTATGATGTTACCAAGACACATACAAATGGTTGGTCTATCGGCAACATTGGATAATCCAGAAAGGTTTGCAAGTTGGTTGGAAAACCGCGGTTCTAAAAACAAAGAATGTGAGGAAAAGATTGTATATTTAACAAAGAAATTTAACAGAGCAGTGCCTTTAACCCATTATAGTTTTATTACGGCAACTAATGGGGTTAATAAGCACATTAAAGATAAAGCAATACAAGCAGAAATTAGAAGTTTAACTGACAAAACTTTTGTAATACAAGACGCAAATGGAGTATTTAATGAACAAAATTATAGAAATATGGACAAAATGGTGAAATTGTTTGATGCTCATGATATTCATGTAAAGAGACAACACGTTCTAAATAAGGTGTCCGAGTTTTTGGTTGAAAAAGAAATGTTACCGGCAATATGCTATGTTTTTTCCAGGAAACAATTGGAAGTTTGCGCCCATGAAATAACAACGAATCTTTTGGAGTTTGATTCAAAAATTCCTTATACAATTGATAGAGAGTGTGAGCAAATTATAAGAAAGTTGCCAAACTATAAAGAGTATTTGAATTTACCTGAATATGTAAATATGGTTCAATTGTTGCGTAAGGGTGTTGCAATGCATCATAGTGGTTTAATGCCTATAATACGCGAAATTGTGGAAATATTGTTTGCAAAAGGTTACATTAAGATGCTGTTTGCTACAGAGTCGGTTGCAATTGGACTTAATCTGCCTGTTAAAACATGTATATTCACCGACATTTTTAAACATGATGGGAATTCAATGCGTGTTTTACAAGCACATGAGTACAGTCAATCCAGCGGCCGAGCAGGCAGACTCGGTCTTGATACTGTAGGTCATGTAATTCATCTTAACAACCTTTTTCGTGACATAAGCGCTTCCGCATATAAAACAATGATGAATGGTCAACCACAAACACTTACATCCAAGTTCAAAATTTCATACAATTTGCTTCTTAATTTAATTGATATTGGTGACACCAATTTGGTTGGTTTTGCAAAGAAAAGTATGGTGACAGATGATTTAACAAGCAAAATGAATCATGTTTCGACAAAAATTGACAAGTGTCAAAAAGAGGTAGACCAATTAAATGTATGCTTTGATACAATGCAGACGCCAAGAAATGTAGTTGAAGAATACTTGGACCTACAAATGAATAAGGATAGTTATGCCAATAAAAAACGCAAAGAAATGGAAAAAGAAATACAAAAAATCAAAGATGAAAACAAGTATGTTGATCAAGACTTGGTAACAATACAAAACTATACTACCAAAGTTATAGAATTACACAGTTTACAAAAACAATATGATGGACTAAATAACTACATCAATAATGATGTGGAAAATGTTTTGTATTTGCTTAGAGAAGAGGATTTTTTAGTAACTTTAACAAGTATAACCAAGGTAAGCGAAGTAACAGTAGAAAGCGAAGCGACCGTTGCAAGCGAAGTGACAATAAGCGACACAAAAGTAATAAGCGAAACAAGTGTAGAAAAAGAATGCCTGACAGTAAAAGGCAAAATGGCGTCACAATTGCGCGAAGTTCATTGCTTGGTTTTTGCCAGATTGCTGGAAGATGACGTTCTTTATAATTTGACGACAAATCAACTAATCGCATTATTTAGTTGTTTCACAAATATTTCAGTCCAGGAAGGAGTTGAAGATTTTACACCATATACGGATGATAATGTGGTTAAGGATCTAATTAATACTATAAACCAAATGTATTTTGAATATCAGCAAACCGAAATAGACTATATGATTAATACGGGTGCCGATTACAATATACATTATGATTTATTGAATTATGTAGAAGAATGGACAAAATGCGAGGACATTGATGACTGTAAGTTATTATTACAAAAAATTGAATACGAAAAAGGCATATTCTTAGGTGAATTTGTGAAAGCAATTTTGAAAATAAACAATATTGCGTCAGAAATGGAAAAGATTGCTGAAATGATAGGTAATATAGAGTTTTTAAGCAAATTAAGGGAAATACCAGGGTTAACACTGAAGTTTGTTGTAACAAATCAGTCACTTTATATTTAATTCAACTTTTAGAAAAAGTTGAGCAAAATAGTTTAATTTGGTAATAAATTGTTACAATTTTGCTAAACTTTTTCTAAAAGTTTATTTTTTTAAAAGTTTATATATATGAAAGCAGTTATAAATACGTTGCTATTTCAGTTAAGTTCTATTTTGATATTTAGTTATTTATATTGGAATTATGTTGATGATTTTGTATTAACAGATACAAGTAATAAAAATAAACAAAAATATGGAAATTTACTTGACTGTTTGTATACAAGTGTAACTGTTCAAGCAGGTGTAGGATACAATGTTTTAAACCCAATTACAGATAGAGCAAAAATATTATTAATGAGTCAGCAAATAATGATGATTTTGTCGAATGTCATAATATTCTATTTGTTTTCTATTCATTTGTTAAATATTCATCATCGTAAAAAGTAAATAATATTTTTGTCTAAAAAATATTAGACACAATTCAATAAATATTTATAATGTATATTGCTTCAAATAAATATTTATTAACAAAAAAAATAGGGAGTGGATCTTTTGGAACTATTTACAAAGGTTGTAATGTAAGAACGAATGAACCCGTTGCCATAAAAGTGGAACCCATTACAAATGAAACAAAACTTCTAAAGAACGAAACTATTGTATACAATTATTTAACTGGACTAAAAGGAATACCAAATGTTAAATGGTTTGGTAAAGACGATGATAATTATTATATGGTTATTGATTTATTGGGAGAGTCATTGGAAACTTTATTGGAAAAAAAGATAAAATTCTCTCTTAAATTGGTTTTACAGTTAGGAATTCAAGTGTTAGAATTACTTTCATATATTCATGACAAGGGTTTAGTTCATCGTGATATAAAACCTGAGAATTTCCTTCTTGGTTTAGGTGAGGATAAAAACCAATTGTATATAATTGATTTTGGATTTTGCCGTAGTTATTTAAAAAAAACGGAACATATTGAAATGAAAAAGACAAGCAGTCTAATAGGAACTCCTAAATTTGCTAGTATACATGCACATAATTTAGACGAATTAAGCAGGCGTGATGACCTTGAATCCTTAGGATATATGTTAATATATTTGCTTTTAGGAGAACTTGAATGGGAGGATATACGGTTTCTAAATTATAAAAATAATACGCGTAATATTATCCTATTGAAACATAATGTAATTCATAATACAAATGTTCCCACTGTTTTAAAGAATTATTTACAAATAATATTTGAATTGGAGTTTGATGAAAAACCAAATTATTTACAATATATAGATTTGTTTAAGAGAGAAATATAAGAATTAAAAAATTTGTATTTTAAATAATATTAAGTAAAAATATAAATTGTCGAAAGATTGTGGTTGCAATAAGAAGGAGAAGAAGGAGAAGAAGGAGAAGAAGAAGAAGGAGAAGGAGAAGGAGGAAAAGAATACTGAACCTCAAAAAAAAATATGGGTTTACAAAAAGAGTTGCAATACATTAAATATTCCTGATAATTCATATTTAGGAAAAATAGGTTTCACTTATCATTTAGTAGATAATGATAAAAAAGAAAACACAGAACATAAAGTTAATTATAAATTTTCTAATTTAAACCCAGGTGAAATAGTATATCACGTTAATCTGTATAAAGTAACAAAAACTAAAATTGATAAGAAAAGAAACACTATTAGCAAATATTTAGAATGTGCTGGTGAGTATTCTTATACATCAAAATTAGACCAAAATATAATAACTAATATTATTAATGAAATTGGTAATGGTAATTATAATCTAACGCCTCATAATTCAAATGAGTTTAATAGTAAAGTTATTGAAAATATTTTAAAGACAAATGGAAAAAAGGGAACATCCAGTAATTCTGTTAGAGTAACACCTGTACCTAAAAAGTATCATGAACCTCAGTGTGGAGGTGATTGTGCAAATAATCAACCTTGTCCAGATTCTTGTCCAATTTGTGTTTTGCCTAATGTGCTTGGCGCAGAGTCTTATCCGATTTGTAAAACTATCTAATTTTTTGTATCTATTCGATAATTATTATTTGCACTTATTTCCTTTTGTAACAATTCAATAATATTTTTTTTATTATTATTAAACATTTTTAAAGCGTGAGAATTCATAATATTGATAATATTAAAGCAAGACTCGTTTTTTAAAGAATTGCTATACTTTGAATAAATTTTTATATTTGCAAAATATATAAATAATTTTCTAAAAATAAAATTGTAGTCATCATTTGTTAATTTATAATTATGATTATCAACAAAAAAAGTATTTAATTCAAAGTAAATTTCTTTTGTAATATTTTCAAAAAAACCTCCTGTAATTCTATGATTAGTATTAATTATAAAATTAATTTCATTCTTATTCATTTTCCAGGTTTTAAATTTATATGTAAATAAAGTCCTTATTTCATCATCTGTTTTGTCATCAAAAAAATTAACTGTTTCATCCAAATATATAATTTGATTTTTTGTATTAAATTCAGTAGAACAAAAATAAATAATTTCTTCTTTTGTTATTTTTTTTGTTATTTTACTAAGTGTATTATAAACAATTGTTAAATTTTTTAATTTTATATTAGATTCATCATTATTTAAATCAGAATCAGAATCATTTGAATTAGAGTCAGAATCATTTGAATTAGAGTCAGAATCATTTGAATTAGAGTCAGAATCATTTGAATTTGAATCAGAATCATTTGAATCAGAATTAGAATCATTTGAATCAGAATCAGAATCATTTGAATCAGAATCAGAATCATTTGAATCAGTTTCATTTAAAACACCAAAATCAATTTCTAATTCATCTAAGTCAACGTCAATATCAATATCAATATCAATAATATCTTCATTTTCATCTTCTATATTTGTAACTGGTTTAGGTTCATTGTATTTAACTAAAAAACTATTCAACTCATCAACATTCGTAAATTTTTCATAATTTAAAAACTCAAAATCATTTTTTAATATATCATTTACAAGCACAAGTGATTCATTATCATAATATTCTGTAATATTTTTTTTAATGGTTGAGTTTATCTTTTCATTACAAAATTTTACATGTTTTGTATAATCAGGGACACCAATATTCTTTAAAATAAAAATTAACTCTTCATTCATATTTTCAAATTTTGCCAAATAGTCAATTTGAATATCATTGTATGTATTTTTTATATTATCATATTGAGAAAGAAATGAATGACTAAAAATATTCATATCTACATTTTTACTACTATTATAAAAATCAAAAAAAGTATTATTATTATTTATGTTTGAACTATATAAAATATATTGATTATTAAATTCATAACTGGATATTGCTCTATCATAAGGATTTCTTATAAAAGCAAATTTAAAATAGGTTTTCCATTCTTCACTTGTTATTGAAAGTTTATTATTTTTTATTGTATCTCCTAAAAGTCCATATTTTAACCAACTTTCTATATTTTCTTTATTTTCATTTTTATCTTCATTGTCTTCTTTATCTTTATCATTTTCATTATTTTCATTAAATTTTTTATTTATTTCTTCCAAATTAATTTCAGTCTTACTTGAATCAACAAAATCATAATAATTAGTTAATATTTGCTCAATAAATGTTCCTCCTGTTTTATGAATATGCCAAAAAATAGCTTTGTGTTTGTGCGATACGGATATCATAAATACTATAAATAAAATAATAATTTTATTAAATGATATAAAGACAACTCAATTATTAAATTATAAAATAAATGTCTACTTCTACTGATAAGGCAACATCTGAGCGTTTTACTGGGCGTGTAAAATGGTTTAACAACAAGGCGGGTTATGGTTTCATTACTGTTACGGATGGTTCTCGTTCCGGTTCTGATATTTTTGTTCATCATAGTGTAATTGGCGTTGGAAGTCAACAATTTAGATACCTTGTTCAAGGTGAGTATGTTGAGTTTGATTTAGTTCCTACTACTCAGGGTTCTACTCATGAAATTCAAGCATCCAGTGTTTGTGGTATTAAGGGTGGTAAACTGATGTGTGAGACAAGAAATGAGTATAAATCTGTTGCTAAAACTTCTCCCTCTACTTCTAGTCCTGTTAAGATGCCTAGGCAAAAAAGTGTTACTCCTTCACCTCAGACTTCTGATAAAGAGTGGACTAAAGTAGGTAGAAAAGGGACTAAATCTTTTTCAAAGAAATAAACCTTTAGTAAATTTATTTATTTTTATTAAAAAACAAATTAATATATTTAATAAAATATATTAATAATACATAATGAAAGGCGGAAGAAAAACATTTAAAAAAAATAAAAAAGCACAACGAAACATGGATATGGATATTCAATCTATATCAGGTGGTTCTCGTAGAAGACATAAATGTAAATGTAAAATATGTGGTAAAACTATGAAAAAAAGTAGAAGAATGAGAAGATAAATTTAATATATTAAAAAAATCATTTAAAGTTTTCTACATAATGTAAGTATAGAAGAATGAGTATTTTAGAAGAAAGTGACCCCCTTAAACATATTACGACACAATTTGAGTCTATTATGGAAAACTTGAATGTTTTTAAGTCACAAATAACAACAATTCAAACACAAATTAAGGGACTTGAGAAAAATGTAAGAAAACAAATAAATTCTTTTAAAAAGGTGGCAACTAAAAATAAGGTTAAGGGAAACAGAAAACCTTCTGGATTTGCAAAACCTACAAAAGTTACTAAGGAATTATGCGAATTTATGAATAAAACGGAGGGAACTGAGATTGCAAGAACAGAGGTTACCAGGGCATTAATATCTTATATTGATTCAAATAATTTACAAAATGAGACTAATAAAAAAATTATTTATCCCGACGAAAAATTAAAGTGTTTATTGGGTATTAATGAAAATGAGGAACTAACTTATTTTACTATACAAAAATATATGAATAAACATTTTATTTCTTTAAAAAGTGAAAAAAATAATACTATAAATGAAATTGTATAATAAGTATGTACACTTTTAAGGTAAAGTAAAATAATAAATACATTATATTTATCAAATAAAAATATAATTTATTACTATGGAATTTATTGACAAGTTAGAAATATTAAAAGAAGCGAACAATAAATTATTTAATTCAAATATGAATCAAACAGTTGTTTTTATTTATACTCCACCAAAAGTAGGATCAACTACATTAGTAACATCTTTAAGAATTTCAGCACCATACAAGTTAACAGTTATTCATATGCATGATGAAGTAATGTTAGAAGTATTAACCGGTGTTCAAAATGTTACTATTCTTGATATTATAAAATATAATGCTTACATTGGTAAAAAAGTGTATGTTATTGATGTTTATAGAAGTCCAATAGAGAGAAAAATATCAGAGTTTTTTGAAAATTTAGCACACTACCATTTTAATAACACAGAAGAAAACATAAATAATTATAATATTTCAAGAATTATTAATAGATTTAATAGTTTATTTCCATATTTATCTTATGAAGAATATTATCAAGACAAATATGAAATAGATTTACCAGAATTATTTGACTTTGAAAAAAAATATTTGATTCAGGAAAAAGACAATGTTACATACATTAAGTTACGATTAAAAGACTCTAATGAATGGAATAAAATTTTACAGGAAATTTTTGGTGTTAATATTGTTATTATTACTGATTATAAAACAGAAAATAAAAGTATTTGTAACTTATATAACAGATTTAAAAATGAATATAGGATACCATCTAATTTATTGGAAACAATTAATAATTGTAAGTATTTAAATTATTATTATAGTGTTCAAGAAAAAGAAGAGTATTTAAATACATGGTCTCAAAAAATATCTTCAAATTTTATTTCATATACAGAACAAGAGTATGCGTTTTATATAAATTTATGTGCTGAAAATAAGTTTCATAATAAAGTTCAGAGAGAACATTATATTTATAATGGTTGTAAATGTGGTCCTTGTCAAATTAAAAGAACTAATGTTTTTGTTAGAGCAAAAAATGGTGAAACAAATTTTGAAAAAATTATTCACGTAGATGCTGTGAGTGAACACGTAAATAATATTAATTTAAATATTGCAAATAAAGTAAATACTTTTAATAAGTTAATACATAAAATAAATAATAATAATAATAATAAAAATAAAAACAAGGGCGCTTTGAAAAATAATCTACTTTTAAATATTATGAATAAAGGACCACATAAAAAAAAATAACCCCCACCTTTTATTTTAATTAAATTAAATTATGCAAAACATTATATACATTTATACACATTATACATTATACATTTATACAAAACACAACTAATATAGATATTCTTTTAACAAACCTGCTTCCATTTTGTCCATAATGTCCCAGTAATTTTCCTCTTCAATATTGATGTCAAATGTGACAGTTTGCGTCAGACAACGACTTACCACATTATCAATTTCTTCCTCGTAATCGGAAATATCCGACTCGGCGCGCTCTCTTTTTCCCAATACGCTGACCTGCTCTAAATCTCTGCCGCAAAATCTTTCTTCCTCTTCTCTACAAATCTCTTCTAATAACGCATCGACCCAGGCGTTACTCTCCGTTAAACGCGGGTGACTAAGACCGGGCGGGCAATTCATTGCAATCTCAAAAATACTGGACGAATTCATTTTATAACTTTTAATTGTTTGGTTGTTGGTATATATTTATTTATACATTTTGTTTTTTATAAAAAAGTATTTCAATTTTTTTTTCTACTTTTTAAAAAAAGTAGAGCAAAAAATAAAAAGACAAAAATTTATTCGTTTTTTATAAAATATCACATACAATATTTTCCTTGTTATTTATTTCATTAGTTAATAAAATTGGATTACATTTTGCAATTAAGTTGGTTAATTGTTTTTGTTTTGTAGATGTAAAATAATCTACGAATTGAGTATTTTGGTAAATCCATTCCCTTGTAGGTTTATATTGTTGTTTTAACTCTAAAATTTTTTTATACTCTACATATAACTCACTTGATTTCATTTTATTTTTATCAATTTCATCAAATAATTTCATACATGTAAATTCTCTTTTATATATTTGTTCTTTTTTTTCATTTTCCTTTTTCTCTCTTAACTCTTTTTGAAGTTTTACTTTTGTTTTCATTTTATCCTCTGCTTCATAACTCAACGCGCACATTATAGTCCCTCTTATAAATTCATTTGAATTACTATCTATAATGTTATGTTTTGAAATTATTTCATCTGTAAAATCATTTTCTTTAAAATCAAAAAAAATACTAACAGAAGGGTTATATTTTTTGAATTCTTCCAACATATCATATTCAATAAGAACATTTTTACAATTTTCAACTATTTTTACAAATTCCTTTCTTATTTGATTATATGCTGCTGTCATATAACCTTTTTGGTAATTTTCTTTATCTTTTTGCCTTTGAGCATCTTCTTCTGAATTTGTATAAGAACATGTTCTTACATAAGGACTAGTATAAGAGTTTATACGTCTACAACCTTCTTCATAAATTTTATGTAAATTATGTGCTTTTTCAATAAGCATAATAGAATTATTTGGAATTGGGTCAAAAACAGACCTTTTATGATTTAACTGTTCTGGGTCAAAAATTTTTATTCTTAATAAATTCATCGGAAAAAAATTTGTATTATCTTTATTAAAAGCATAAGTAGATGGGCAAGACATGTGTATACATATAAATAATATGATTTTTTTATATGTATTTAATTTATTTTATTTTATTTTCATTAATATTTATTACAATGTCTGATGTTGTTAAGTTCAATGATGTCAACTTAACACAACCAAATGGTTTTTTCTTTGTCTGAAATTCATAACTTATTTTTACCAAAATTAGTATTCCTGTTGTAAATAATACTATATAAATTATGGAATTTATTGTTGTGTCAGTCTCCGGATTAGAAGTCCAGATTTCATCTTTAGGGTTTGGGTTTTGAATCACATAATTATCCGATTTAACAGATAAAATGATAGAATTTGTAAAACTTGTAATATTTAAGTTTAATGATTCTTCTTGTAAATAAGATGTAAAAAGTCCGTAAATGACTGAATTTACGAGATTTGTTGTAATTTGTGAATAAAGTGCGGTTGGATTTTTTACAAAAGATGAATACTTGCCTTGTAATGGTATATTGGTTTGCAATGATACTTCTATATTAAAACCCTGTAATTGAAACATAGTTTGAATTAATTTTCGTCTTATTTTAATTTCACTTCCAATGTATTTTACTAAGGATGAACTTAAGTTCATTGACTTTGCGGTTGCTATTATAATAACTTGTTGACTTTTGTCATCTAATTCTACAGTATCATAATTGTTAAATAATAACTGTGTGTTAAATGAAATAACTGGGACATTTATTATAGTTGGGTTAAGAGTTTCCTTTTTACTTAATGTTGGACTCAGTGTTGTTGGACTCAGAGTTGTTGGACTTAATGTTGGATTTATTGTAGATAAAGAATAATAATGTGTTGATTTAGATATTTGATAATCATTTGATGTAACAAATGAAAGGTATGAATTATAGTTATTACTTTTTAATGATACTGAATTATATGACTTTGAATTAAAATTGTTTGAATTAAAATAATTTGAGTTAAAATTGTTTGAAATTGATAAAAATCTATTTGAGTCTAAACTGTATGATTTTATTAAAGTAAAAATATTCAATAAAAATAAAATGATTATATTTTTCATACTACTATATAATATAAATATTACATTTATATTATAATTTTTACATTTTTTAATTTAAAATGCTATAAAAAATTACATAAATAGACAATACCAATAATCCCGAAGTTACACAGTTTAACACTTCACGAGTAATATTGAATCTATTTTCTATCCAAGTAGTTCCATAATAAATATTACTATTTTTTTTTACTATAAAAATATAATAATCCCGAATTATTTCATTACTTGATTTTTCGTGAACTAATTCAAGCGGATTAAATAACTGTTTGTATTCTTCTTTGCTTCTAATATAGTTACCATTTTCAGCAATTTCTGTAACCATATAGGTTAACATATTGGTATTCTTATTTGGTTCCCTGACAATTATATATCCGCCTACTTGTAAAACGCGAAATAATTCACTAATAATATCACTCATCTCGCGATTACTTATATGATGAACACAATCATTCAATAATATTATATCAAAATAATTATTGGGATAGGGAATTACTGTATTTCTTTCATCATTCGAGAGAAACCCTATTTGTTTAAATGTCTTTTCAGGATACATTTTTTGGGCGTATTGTATTCTTGTTTTGTCTATATCTACTCCTACATAATTATTATTAAAAAAAACACTCATGATCCCTGGACCACACCCAAAGTCTAATATGCGTTTGTCTTTATCTATTGTTGAAATAATACTACTCATTGATTTATTAAATAATTTTTGTTCTACTCGAGCACAAAAAAAATGATAATAATAACCTACATCTATTACCTCCTGATACTTTTCATTGCATAAAATACGATTCACAACTATAAATATTAAAATTGTAAACCCTAATACAAATAATAGTTTATTCATTGTTATTATATATTATTCACTTATTTTTATATCATTTTATATTGTTAAAGAGAGAAAAAAGGGTATTACCCAGTTTCAATACATAAAAGTTAGTAATGTTTTGTTATAATATAGTCTTGATAAATAATAATAGTTAATATAAGAGTAGTTTCTTACCTTTTTATTTTGGTGTCCGGATTCTAAGTCCGGATTACGCTTATCCCTTGTATTGTTTATACCCTACAAGTTTGGTTTGGTAGAATTGTCTTATTGCGTTATCAGGAGTCTTTACGGTGCTTCTATAATAGTGATTTGGTGCAACGAGTGAAATTATATTATATAGTTTTTTTCTTCCACTCTCTCCACACCACTCATCAAGGTCCTCTTTTGATCTGATATTTTCGATTCTAAAAACCAAATCCAGTGCTTTGTCCATACTATCACAGTCTTCTACAGAAGGAAGAATCTCGCCCTCCTCAAACTCATATTCTCCTCTAATAAACGCTGCTATACGCGCATCTTCTAATTCTACACGCTGTCTCTCTTGCTCCTCTTGGATCTCCATCATCATGAAGTCGGCGGCGGTCATTCTGTTTGCATTCATTTTTAAAGTTGTCTGTTTTGTTGTTAAGTTAAAGATTTTATACCATTTCAGTAATTTAAAAAAAGTATTTCAATTTTTAGTTTTTTTTCTTTAAAATAAGATTAGTCAAAAAAATTAAAAACAATTGTTTAATATAACTAATAATTAAATGAAATTAATATATTATCATTTTTTACATTTATATTTTATATCTGAATTTGAAATATTTTTTTATATTTATTATGTGATGCCTTATGAAAATGAAATAATATATAATTTATTTAACCAAAAAGACATGTCCAGTTATATTTCGTGTTATAATAATATATACATTGAAACTTTTTATAACGATAAAAAATGTCGTCAGTATCAAGATAAATTAGATAACTATAATGTTACATTAATTAACAATTGTGTTGTTTATATAATTGTAATAAATGCTTTATTTTTTTTATTAATTGGATTTGATTTGTATCAAAATTATAGTTCTTTTGTTAATTTATCTGTTTCTCCAAAAAATCAAATATATAATACAAATTCTTCATTAATGTCCTTTAGAAGTTCTCAAAACATGACAAATGATTATAAAAAGAATGATGATAATAGTATTGAACTTGAACATATAAATACTAACTTTGATAAAAAAGATAATGTTATTGAAATTAAAAACGAAACAAAAGAGATTTTTATTGTTTATTATTATAAAAATTCAAAAATAATTAAAGAAACAAAAAAACTAATACAGTTTGTTTTATTAGTTGGGATATTTGAATACATATTTTTTAAATATATCATAAATAAATACAAGGTGGCAAATATTGATACAGTTATTTGCGAAATTATTGAAGAGTCAAAATGAAACAATCAACTTAACTTTTAAAGTTAAATTACAGTTTTTTTGACTGAAAAAACAAAATTTAAAAATTTCATAAAAAACACGCCTTTTTTGTGAAAAATATTATTAAAATACTTCTTTTTTTTTGCTATACTTTTTTTTGAAAAAAAAGTATAAAAAAAATTGAAAAGTAAAAAGTATTGTAAAAGTAAAGTATAAAATTATAATTTGTAAAAATGAATAAACTAATTTCAGAGTTGAGAATTGCGGGAGTGGTAGAGTGTGTTCTGTTGGAAATAGAG